CTTCGTAGCATCTATACCCAGCTTCTTAATATACTTTCCAATTTTTATTACAATTGGGCCCGATTGTACTAAGAGGAATCCAAAGTAACTAAGGTGTTTTATAATCGGTGGAAGTATTTTTGTCGCTAAATCCATGAGTGGCACAATCACCTTCGTCATTGGTTCCGATAATTTGTATATTAAATCATTAAATTGTGATTGTAATGCAGCCATTCTGGTTTGGTGATTTTCTTTCATTATTCTTTCTTCCGCAAGTTTACCTATGTCCTTGGCCTCCGATTCTCTAACTTTCTGCATTGCCTCGTATGTATCCAATTGAGCTTTTAATTCTGGTGATCCTTCACTACGAATCCACGCAATTTCTTTTTCACGTTGAATCATCGTCTGTAATTCTTCTAAAGACTTACCTGTTGCGGCAGCTAATGCTTTACGTTGCATCATATTAAGATTTTCCAAATCACCAACTGATTTGACCACTCGTAAAACTTCCTTATTCGCTAATTCTATTTTTCCAGCAAATGATAATCTACGAGCTTCCATCAAATTAATATTTCGACCCAATAAAACGCTTGCCTCCATTTCCGCATTAACGGATGTATTGAAATCTAACAATCCTTCGCTGGTTCTAGCCATACTATCTAAACTCATACCAAGTCTACGTGCTTCAACTGTGGATTTGATTAATTCCACGGTGTTACCTCTAAACGTTGCTCTCGTAGATTCGGACATACTCGCTATGTCACCCATGACTTCATTTAGATTTGTTCCGGCAGCCGCATTCAATGATTGAGCAAATCCCATCGCCCCCTGACTTGCTTGTGTTAAAGTTTTCCCACTAATAGTTGATAATGTTTTTAGAAACGATGCCGAAGTTTTTTCACTAACTCCTAATTGTTTTGAAAATGTTGAAACATTAGTAATGATGTCTTCTGAATATGATGATAAAAGTCCAAATTCGGATCCAATTTCTGTTACCGAATTTGCTACATCATCAAATGTTATACCAAGTTGTTGATATTGGAGTCCGATTGATTTAACGGTTTTTTCAATCTGGACATTATCTCCACGCATTAATCCGAAGTTTTTTCGAAGATTGAAAAGTGCATTATCCAAATCATTAAAAGCATTGAAAGCTTTCATTCCCAATGTTATGAGGAAGTTTATTGCGATTTTTGCATGACCTAACTTTCCTATAAATTTATCTATACCGAATCCTTTTGCGAAGTCCGATTTTTCTAAATTTCCTAATACATTTCCAAAAAACTTCTGACTAACTGAGTCCAAAGCTTTTGATTGTGCAATTTTCCCTTCTTCTATTTCTAGTAAATCGGTTTCCATCTCTAATTGTTTCATTAGGTTATCAACTTCGATTTGATTCGCAGCAAGGTCGTCTTTTTGTTTTTTAGTCGCCCTTTTACTTTTACTAGCTTCAATCTTTAACTCCAGTTCAGCTTTATCTTTAATGATTGACATTAACTTCTGTTCTGTGGTTTTTATGTTATCCGTCAATTTTTTTGTTTTATCAATAGCTTTCGTGGTTAAGGATAACGATTTGTTATTTCTATCGAAGTTAACACCAACCTTTTGAGAAATGGCCTCCATCTTCGCCATCAGACTATTATTCTCCTTTAAAATTTTAGCCTGCTCCGCCGCGAACGCCGCCGCCGCTTGAGCTGCGCTTTTTGCTAGATCCTGTTCATCACGTTTTTTAGCCATATATTATTTACTATAAATAGACGATTAGAATGGTTTTTCAATACGTTTACGTGAAGATGCTGAAGTATTTTTATCTGACTCTGATTCAGATTTCTTAATTTCCACTAATTGTTGGTAATAGAAACTACGCAAATATACGGGTAAATTGTAAGCAATATCCACCGTTATTGCTCCCTGACTATAATAACTTAACTCGAATATTTGTTTATGAAGATGGACCTTATATTCAGGCGTTAGGCCAAAAAAAGGACACCTCCATTGGTATCCCCGTCCTTTCCGTGTGACTACACTCAGTGCATTCAAAGTCGAAATTCATATCAATATCAGGAGTTGTTTCTTTAACGTAGTTTCTCAACGCTAAACTATCACGGGAAAGAAGTTCCGTTTCTACAAATTTATTGATGAATTGTCTATCATCGTTACCATCAACTGAGATAATCATCTTCTTGAGTCGAGTGGTTACTTCGGGGGACGTTCCGTTCTTAAAGGTTTTATTGAAGCTGGCAATTTCTTGATCAATTGCATGTTCATCTTTATGAGTCAAAAGTTTATACTTAATGGTAAGTTTTGATGATGGGAGAAGATATTCAAATGTATTTACCCCACGTTGATATTTATTAACATCAAAATCCTTGTTGTTTACCTTTGATAAGTCGAGTGTACATCGGTTTTCTTTACCACATTTAGGACATCCAATATCAATTGGTCCATAACTATCACCATATGCGAGTCGTCGAGCTGCTACAAACAACGCATTTTTATCACCAATCAACAAGTCGTCGATATTGACACCGGCAGTAACTATCAAACTCTCAAGAAGTTTTTCTAAGACAATGCCCTTCTTAATAAGGTTCTGACTGCTAAGAATATCTTCCTCCTTAGCCGTCATATGTTTGATTTCTACCGTTCCTTTACTTAGAGGATTGTCTTTGTTGTAAAAGAAACCGTCACTTGGAAGTCCAATTGTTTCCGCTGGAAATTTGGATTTTTCAACTGGTTTTGTTGTCGTAGATTGGGGTCTGGTAATGTTTATTGTTTGTTCACTCATAACTTATTTGAGTATATATAGTGACCACATTCAATTTTTAACTAATTATATTGCTACCCTTTTTAGTTCCACTCAACTTTTGTGTAGCTGCTGATACCATTTCATTTGCACTACTTAATTCTTTTTTTGCGGCGGCAACTGCTGCTTCTTCCGCAGATACATCTTCTTTACGGTTATTTTTCGCACTACGTAATTGTTCTTCAGCACTTTTCAATCGAGACTTCGCACGGTCATACGAAACCTTCTTTGCAATTAAGTCATACTCATCTCGTTTGATTTGAGCTGCATGTATCTTTCCGGCAAACTCGTCATCTTGTTCCATGAGTGTTTTAATGAAACTCTTGATTGACTCTTTTAATTGCGATTTTTTCATAGGTTGTTTACAGTTATAAATATTAGTTAAAATATCAACTAACTATAAAATTTAAATCGGGATGTTCTTTTATATGACACACTTGACACAGAGTTTGTCCAGATACCTTGTTTTTTATATGGTAATCAACAATTTCTGATGCGATGGTTTTTTTAATTTCAAAGTTTTCAATATCTTCATTAATATGGTTTTCCATAATTTTGTTATATATTTCTATAAAACTTTCTATGTGATGATGTACTTGAAGATTATCAGTGGAATTGCACGATTTACATTTATAACCATCTCTAATTAAAATTGGGGTTCGCCATTCACGTTTATATCGAACATCCGACCGGGCTATATTTTCTATGGTTGACACTCCACCATTCCACCAATGGTGATTTTCTCGGCTGGGAGATATAATTTCTTTGTTATTTCGGCGACGTGCCATTCGTTCGGAATATTCCTTTCTTATTTCGGGTGTAAATCTATCAGAACATTTTTTTGCAGTTCTTTGTAATGATTCAGAGTCTTCTTTTTTTAAACCTTTACTCCAAGGGATTCTCTCACCGGATGCAAATTGCTTTCTTCGTGTCTCGGATGATTTTTCAATAGCTTTCTGATTATGTCCCCAATTATTCCTCACTCTCATTGCATGTCCGACTGTTGAAAATTCTCTAAATCGACCAAATTCTTGTCCCCACTTTACCTTTTCACCACAACCACATGCACATGTTGGATGTACACCATTTAAATAATATTCAAGATAGAGATTTGACATCTTTGTTTTATGTACGGCTGTTGAGTGACGACTTAATAATTCAAACCGTTCAAAACTTCTGGAACACCGTTTACATTTATATTCATCCATAAAAAACCATCCTACTGTTGTGTAGGATGGTTTTAACCGTATACCGATTTTTGATATTGTCAATACAAGATAATCAAAACTGAAGCACGGCGTAGTCGTAACTTAATTGTAATGTTATCGGAATGAATTCTCCATCATTACTCCAATCCAAACTTCCGAAGTCGGTTTCACCACTGATGAATGCACCCTTCAATGTCCATTCTTCGACTTTATCACTAACGGGCCCTAATACGTTAATGGTGACATCTTTCTTATAGAAATCAGTGTAACCGTCACGACCCGTGACAGATTCGTGGTGAAGACGAATCCATTCCATAACGGCTTGAGCACCAGATGGAACGACTGGATCATACATCGTTATCGAAATATCACTCCACTTGCTTTTACCACGATATTTACGTTGAATATTGATATGGTCCAAAACCTTTGCCTCTGCAGAAATCTTTGGACGGTTTGTTGCTTTAATGAGGAACGACGGAATGCCATCCACATACATTATGAATCGGTTCTGAACCTTTGGTTCAAAACTTGTATAGAAAATTTCATTCGATTGTAATAAGTCTGCCATAGTATTAATTTATTTGTAATGGTATTGTCACCACAATTATAAATATAATTTATTTGGAAAAATGTTGACTTTTGTTAAACTTCTGTAATTATATCCACGTAAGAACCGAAATTACATATGGCAAGACCTAAAAAAAATCCAATGTTTGTGGAAAAAACCTGTGAACAGTGTCACGTTATATTTCAAGTAAAATACGTAAAAAGAAATATACAACGATTTTGTGGTAAAGTCTGTGCGAATGCCCATCCAGAAACTAAACGTAAAATACTCGAAAGTCAAAAAAATACATTTGATGAAAGATATGGTGGTCATCCTATGTTGACTGAAAATACAAAAAATAATCTAAAAAATTCTATTTTGGAAAAATATGGAGTTAATCATTATTCTAAAATTGATGGATTTAAAGAACAAATCCAAACCACTCTTTTTGAAAAATACGGTGATAAAAATTACAATAATATAGAACAAATCAAAAAAACCTGTTTGTCGAAATATGGGGTTGATAATTACAAAAAAACCGACGAATATAAAATTAGATATAAAAAAACATGTATTGAAAAGTATAATAAAGAACATGCGTCTCAATCAACCAACTATAAACTGGCACACAAATTGAATATGTTTAGAAAATTTATAGAATCGGATAGGTTTGTTAATTTCATACCGAAATTTGAATTTGATAACTACGATGGTGTTAATTCAACTAGTATTCATAAGTATCCATTTTTATGTAAACGTTGTAATGGAATTGAGTTGTATGATTTATCAGATGGTAAAGATTTACGATGTTCCACATGTGACAAATTATATTCCACATTTCAAACTGATATTTTAAATTTCGTCAAATCTTTAACTACACATCCTATCATTTCAAATGACCGTAGTTTGTTATATCCGAAAGAATTAGACATTTACATTCCTGATTTAAAAATAGCTATAGAATGTGATAGTTTGGCTTTTCATTCTGATGTATTTGGTGGAAAAAATAAAATATACCATCTTAACAAGACAAAAAATTGTATTGTCAAAGAGACAAAACTTATCCATGTATGGGATAATGAGTGGCGAAGTAAGCAGGAAATTGTCAAATCTATATTACGAAATTTGTTAAATGTATCGACTACTAAAATATATGCTAGAAAATGTGTTATAAAAGAACCATCATCTAAAGAATCCTCCGACTTTTTGAAAGAGAATCACATGCAAGGAACGGATCACCCTAGCATTCGATTGGGATTATATCATAATGAAGAATTGGTATCGTTGATGACATTTTGTAAACCGAGGTTTAATCGTCACTATGAGTGGGAGTTGAGTAGATATTGCAATAAGTTGAATACTAAAGTTGTTGGGGGTGCATCTCGACTATTTAAACATTTCTTAGGTAAAATTAATCCGAAAAACATAATATCTTATTCTGACCGACGTTTTTTTGATGGTAATTTATATTTGAATCTAGGATTTATGTTTTTGGACAATACACCACCAAACTATTACTACATTATAGACCGTTACTACACCACTCAAAATAGAATGTCTTGGCAAAAACATCTTTTAGTGAAAAAATTAGAGGGATTTGATGAAACATTAACTGAGTGGGATAATATGCAAAACCATGGCTTTGATAGAATATGGGATTGTGGAAATAGTAAATGGTCGTGGAGTAATAAATCTTAACTCTTTTCAAATATACTCACACTTTTATCATAAATGGTGGTTTTGATGTCTCTTAGTTTGTCAAGGTAGTGATTGGTTCGGAGTAGTTTAAACACGATATTTTCTGTGCTAAGTTCTCCACTCGCATCCAAACCAGTTTCTCTCATTTTGTATATGTCTGATAGTATGGTTTTTATCTTCTCAATACTTGGTTGGTCCATTACTTTATTAATCTTATAGACGTAATCGTTATATTTGCTTAAAATGAGATTGTGGTCCAAGACTACCTTTTCCTTTACGGGCTTAACTATCCATCTGCCTGACATTAATGAATAAATGCCTGTGGCATGGGTCTTGTGATTGATATCTTGAATATAACCCTCGACGTTGTGACCTTTTATAGTAATGTCGTGTTCGTAGTTCCATTTGGATTTCAAAGCATCCAGATAATTCTTCACACTTTTTTCATCAATACCCAATTCATTTACGTCAATAACCAAGTGTAAATCTATGTCGCTGGTTGGGGACCAATTGTAATTAGCTGAACTACCAAGTAAATATACATCTTTTAACTTTGCATTAATTTTACTATCCGCATAAAAATCCGACGCGATTTGTAATAACTTAGAGGAAACTTCTGGTCTAATGTTAGTATCGTCCACCCAAATTGCCGGATTTAGATTAGGATTGTAAATTCTTTGTTTAGACATATTCTTTTAAATTTCTACTTATGACATATTGATTTAATTCATCAATTGTCGATTCGGCTGATTCATGTTTTATTCCAATACCACCATTTTTAACCCAACTATCCACATTCTTTTTATAATCATCAATCAAAATTGCATCTGGCTTAGCATATTGCTTTTTGATTTCGGCTGACGGCACTATAACTAAATGCTGAGGATTAATATAGTTTATTAACCCGTGACTGTTTAACCATTCCAACTTCCCAGCTTCTGCATAAATTGAACCGTTATTTTTGCTTGAACTACTCATGATACCAATTTGTTTTTTGGTAAAGTTCGTAGTAACATAAGCTACCAAAATTTTCATATCGGTAATTGGCAACATATCTTTCCAAAAGTTGATGCCTTGTCCGTTTACAAAATCCCAAAATTCTTCTTTGCCATATTTATTTTCCCATTGGTGACCATCTAATCCATGACTACCTTTTAGATTTTTAAACGTAGTTTCAAAATCGCATAAAACACCGTCCATATCTAAATATACAATATCAATATTCTGTTTCATATGTAGGTATCATAAATTATAATAAATATTTGTCAAATATAAATAGTTGACAAATTAATTTTAAAGTATATGTACAAGCAACGCTAAGCAAATAAGCATATTTAAGTACATTATAAGTACATTAGTACAAGTACTATAAATAAGTACAACTAATTTAAGTACGTATAGTAACTATAAATTTGAAATTATTGAAAGTGTATCTCTCACTCAGTTGAAATTCCAACGAAGATTCTTCATCCCAACCATCACCCCAAGGTTGACCATAGTTAGGTCCGGCTAACACATGGTTGATATTATTATCATCATATGTTACAAATTCAGCTTGTGAATTTGCGTTAGTATTCATACTATAATAAATATGAAAACTCTAATCCTTACAATAAAAAACCTCCAAGTATTTACACTTGGAGGTTTTCTGATTTTATCTATTTTTTATGCGCCAGGAAACTGCGCTCCAGTAGGCATGACGTTGAAATCAAGTATGATGAATTCAGCCGTCTTAGCTGGTTGTATGTAAATTTGACCGTAGAGGATATTTCTATCAATCAAATCAGGAGTGTTATTCGATTCATCCATAACAACTTGGAAGGCATACAAACCACTACGTTGTTGTACGCTTTCGAGATATGGATTAACGATTGCCAAGAATCTATTTCTTGTTGCGGATACGTTTTGTTCAAACACCAAGAATTTCGAGGACGATGCGATGAATTTCTTGAGTGCAATTAACAATCTACGAACGTTGATACGGTCAAGAGCACTTGGTGCGACTTGGAGAGTTTTTTGACCCCAAACACAAATACCTTGGCCCGGAAACGCTGCGATTGGATTGACACGACCTTCGTATAAGGTGTCACGTTCTTCGTGAGTCAAACGGTCAAGCACTTGAACAGCTTGGGTGATACCACCACGATTTAAACCAGCAGGTGCGAACCACTCTGCGGCGGATCTATCGTTAGCTGCGTAGATTGCAGGTAACACAACAGATGGTGGAACACTGACAATCTTATTCAAATTGGTGTCAAGAATCTTGACCCAAGGATAGTAAGTTGCTGCGTAACTTGTGTCGTATAGAGCTGCTTGGTCAATTGAACTGTCAATTAAACCTGTGCTTTGGTTGGTGGATGGGAATACCACGTTATCCATGATATAGAAACAGTCACCACGAGCTTCGCACATATCAACTACCAAGTTTGTCACATAACTGTGTAAACTTGAGAAGATACCCGGAACAACAATCAAGTTAATATCGAACTCATCTGCGTTACTTAAAGCACCGACACATTGTTTATATGCGACACTTCCAGCACTATTGATGTTTGTGCAATCCAAACCTTGTGTGTTTCCAGCAATAATATCAGAACCGATATTTACTGGAATTGCTGGCCATTGACCATCAAAACCACCTTGGAAACCAAGAATGAATTTACGTTTCTTGACGTTAGTTGATTCGGATGCTGCGATGTAGTATGATGGCACACCATTACCAGAAGTCACACCACCGGTCGTATAATCACTTTCCAAGTCGAAATCGACATTCTCACCATTCGAGTCGTTAGAACCGAAATATGGCAGCGGGCCGAAGTATTGTAAATTATCACGGTTACATCCAACACCACTTGAAGCGGTAGGATACAACGCTTGTAATTCATCGGAAGCACCAACTGGCACTTCACCAATCATAATACCCGATGCGTATTTACCCGGAGCCTCACTGTAAGTGGACGCCTTGCTGTAACGCATTGGTGGCAAGAAATTACTATAATTACTATCCATTGGAGTTGCGTAAGCACGGAATCCGTAAGGAACACATGTTACTGGATAAACAATGTCAGTCATTTCGATACGAACATACTTACTCAAGTTACTGTATGTTCCGAATTCGATAATCTTACCTGCGAAGGTGATGTAGTTGTAACGGTCACCGACTCTACGAGCGATGAAGTTAGCGGAATCCGGATCCAAATTCAAATTCTGGAAGGTTTCGAGAATCTTAGGACGTTTTTCCGTATCACTGAATGAACGAATGCTCAATGTGAAACTTCCGTATGTAGAACCCGGAACGGTTCCAGCCAATCGAACGTTACTGATTTCAACTTTGAAACGAGTATTTTCACCAGTACCGTCACCCAAGGTGTGAACCTTGAACAAATTGTATTTGGTAGAAACCGCGTCACCAGCAGAACCCGTCCAAGGAGCAATCGTTTGTGATGTAATCCATGGAGTTTCAGCTTGTTTTAAAGCGAATGCACTGTCACCAGTCGTTAAACTAGTAGAATATGTATCGGTGAAATTCAACAAATCACCAACACGGGATTGAGTAGTCGTTCCATCACTAATGGATGTTCCAACACCAATTTTCCAATTCTTCTTGTCAGCCTTCACACGTTCAATCGTGTCTTCAAATATTGAGTAGATATATGCAGCTTCAATCTTTTGACCACTAACTTGTGTGTCAGGGTCACCAACTGTTGCGTCATTACCAAATACTGAGGTGATATATTTAGAACTGTTTGGGTCGAGTGAGAATCGGTATTTACCGAATGCACTTCCTTCTGAACTGCTCAATGCCATATCAAATTCCAAACTAGTTGCTCTTTCGGTTACCGAAGAAGTAATAGTTACAATCGAACCACTGAAACCCGGAATACTCAAGTCCGATGAATCTTGGGTTGCGTTACGAGTATTGGCAAGAACTGCCAAGACTAATGGTTGAGAACCACTTCCCGTTGCGGCACATGGGTCACTACTGACTGAACCATCTGCGGTGAAAGTTCCGGTGTATGGTCCATATGAACCACTAACTGCACCTGCGGTCAAATACAACACCGTTCCACAACCACTGGATGAACGTAATGCTTTAAATACAGGGTTAACAATTTTCAACGTTGAACCACTTTCAATATCGAATGTCGATGAAGCAGTAATGAATAATTGGTCAAAACTCATTGAGAAGCTTGAAACCGTTGCGGTAGATTCTAACAATGCTTGAGTTAATTTTTGTGCGGAAGTCTTTGTTGGGTCACCTTCATAACTGGATGTGATGTAAACACCAGAACCCGTAGTCAAGTTAAACGTACCCAAAGTGACTGTCTCACCTGCGTAATCACCACTACCAGAACCAGCTGGGTAGAAAGTTGCAGTGTCGTCTTCAAATGTAACTACGACAGTAACCGCACTCATTGTGACGGATGCAGATGCTGAATCGTAGGTTAGAACGTCACTTACAGTGGTGGAACCTTCGGAATCTTTGACGAAAGAATAGTCATCAGCAGAACCCGTTTCAACGGATGCGCTTACTTCAATTCTATCCCAAACACCCGGAATAGCGTAAACCATCAATGGGTTTTCCTGTTTGTAACCAGTCAATGCACCAACACGACATACGGTTACACGTCCTTGTTCGGATAAATACTCTTTTGCAGTGTATGGTCCATAATAAACACCATCAGCGGTACCGAATTTCTCTTCGAGTTCACTGACGGATGTAACTAACGTTGGTGCAAACCCCGGACCTTTTGGAAACGGTGCGACGATAACACCACCTATATCAGCGACACCCTGTGCGAGTCCGCTTAAATCATTTTCTCTTGTAAAAACTCCCGGACTCACAATGCGGTCCACGGGACTAAATCTTCCACCTTCAGTTATTGGCATGGCTTATACTCCTTTTATTTTTCTGATAATTGTTTATTAATTTCTCGATATACACATTTATTTTCATTAGTATATGAGTCATATCTAACATTATGGCGGTTTTAAATGTATTTTTATAAATGGACATACGAAAATCTAAATATAAATATATCTAAATTTTCGAAACAACATCTATTTATAACTTTATTTGGAAGATGGGACAAAAGTACCATCTTTGAGGTTCAAACTACCATCACCATACTTAGAACTGAGGGTTTCTATAAGTTTTTGTTCTTCTTTTTGGAGATTCATATACTCTTCTCTAGCAGAGTTTTCGGCCACATTTAACTGTTTTATAGCATCTTCGATAGCAATTCGTTCGAGACTCAATTGACCAAATAGTATCAATTTTTCTTCATATGACTTTTGAACAGTTTTTATAGAATTGATTTCTTCGTCCGTAAATTTAATTGTATTCATAACCAGTTATAAGTATTCGGGAAAGTGTTTTTCGACAAATTTTAATTTAAAATCACCATTACATGCTTCACCTGCATAGTGGATAATTGGTTTCATCTTTTGTAGATTGAAATTTGGACACTTATCTATATACACAATCGAAACATACTCGGATAAGAGTTTAGTGTCGGATTTTTCATGGTAATTGAAATAGTAATTCATGAACGACTGTTCGTAAAAATATGATTTTTTCCAACCACATATGAACTCTAAGATATTATCAAAATGCGTCATCATTTTACGTGATGATTTGAAAAGAAACTGACCTGCGTTGAAAACTCGGATGTTTTTATCTTCAAAGTTTTTCATTTCAACCGAATTGTATTTTCTGATTGTGTGAAATTTAGTTTGATGTAAGTTGTTATCCGTAGAATCATGTATCGTGGAATATAAAACTCCATCACATAACGAATGATTGAGTAGTTTTGAAATATCCATATTAACTACAATATCAGCGTCCAAAAACAGAATATTGTCATATGTCAATATGTCTGGATATTTGAATATTTCCAATTTTTTCATAGATGATTTCACCCCATTCTCAAACCCACTCATAGGAAAGAATCTAAGGTTGTATTCGTGGAATTCGTCAAATTGTGATTTCACATCCAATGAATCTGAATGGAGTATCAGAATATCGAAGTTTTTCGATGTGGTATTTTGGAGAATAGATTGAATTGCAATCTTACATAAATTCACATATTTCAAATCATAACCAATGGAGAAGTAAACCAAATTTTTCCCACCGGTTATCGGTTTATCCAACATCTCAGTGGTTTTCAAAAATTTTTTGGACAAAGTAACAAACTCATCGGACATTTTTTCTATTCGTAATTTATCAAAATACAATCCCATTGCATTTTTAATATATGTCAAATCCTCTACATTCGTCACCCAATTGCTTTCCTCACTATAAATCAAATCCGTGAATTTATATGATTTATACAACTTATTTTCAATGTCGTAGAATACAATATCAAACGTCAAACCAAGTTGATTTATTTGATATTGTAATTGGTTGACAATGTGTAACGATTTATCAAACGACTTACCTGTTTTAATCAGTAAGAAAACATTTTGACATATATCAAATGTCAATTTATTCATATTAATTGAATGATACACTTACTCTTTGTTATTGGAATATTTTATAATGATTCCCATTGTGCAATTGAATGTCTTTTCCATCGACCATTGACGTAGATATAATGGAAATTACCATCAAATGCCATCCCCATCGACGTTGATTTTTGGTTTCTCGAAAGTCTCACCATCTGGAACCATAATTCCATCTTTCTGCGTATAACCAAATGGTTTTTTATACACCGTCTTATTCAAATTGGTGTTTATCTCACCCATTTGTTTTGATGAAACAATTTCCGTTCCAATCTTGACTACCCGTGGCGTTAAACTACGTTTTACGGTATTTTCTCTACTTTCAAAGGATTCTTCGAGTAAATATGCTTTTACTTTCAACGTAAAAGTTGACCGAACCATTCTATCCTTGTCACCAGAATTTTCCGTGGTGAACGCATAAGAATCCGCATAAACTCGGAACTTGAATCGTTTCGGGTCACCCCAATATTCTTCACATGCGAAGTTTATCTTCTGAATCACAGTGTTCATCTGTTCGATGAATTCACACCAACAGGTAAATTCGTAAGTAATGTCAATATGGTCGGGTAATGTCACCGCAAAAACTTGATGAGTCGGTGCAACATAATTATTCAAAATAGAAAACTTGTCGTATTTATTCTTTGCATCAAATTTCTTCATCACTGGATATGTCAAGTGACGATTTGGAGTCATTAACGATGCATCTTTGGCAAAAGAACTACGTGTAAAAACCACAACGGGTAATTGTAATTTACCTTGTTGGTCACGTAACACACCATCTTGTTGCATCGCTTTCCATTTTTCCGGTGACGCATAATGTATTGGAACCTTGACACTCTCACCATTATCCAAGACTTTAATATCAATTGTCTTATCAATATATTCGAGAATCGTTAAATCAATATCAAGAAGATTTACGGTGAAGTCCTTGTTAGAATCCTGATCACGACGTGTATTTAAAGCTCTGTTTTCAGTAACTTTAACATCACTCACATTTGCACCAAATTGTAAACCATTTGGTGTCGGATTATTGGTATCACCTTTCCACGCCATAATATCTAATATAAATAGTGGAGTTTGTGGTATTACTACTTATTTTGATAGTTATCTCCGATATTATGCCAAAAAAGATGACCGGGGAAGATTTTTTAACAAAGTCATATGTTAAGTTTGGAAAAAAATACGATTATAGTAAAACTATATATGAAAATAGACTGTCAAACGTCATTATTATATGTAAAATACATGGTGAATTCCTACAAACACCAAGAAACCATCTATTAGGTATATGTGGATGTAAAATGTGTATGAGTCGGGGAAGTCAGTTAGACACCACATTTTTCTTAAAAAAAGCACAAATAATTCATGGGAACTCATATGATTATTCAATGGTATGTTATGAAAATTGGAACAAACGGGTTAAAATAATATGTTCGACGCATGGTATTTTTGAACAAACTCCCAATAATCACCTAAAACCAAATCATTGCCCACAATGTAGTTTAATAAAAAAATCGACTAAATTTCTAAAATCCAAAGAACAATTTGTTAATGAGTCAAATGTGGTTCATAATCATAAATATGATTATAACAAGTTGGTATATACCGGACGTTCAAATAAAATCACAATAATATGTTCAAAACACGGTGCGTTTAATCAGTCTGCAAGTCACCATTTAAAAGGTCATGGATGTCCGAAGTGCGGTAAAACTATATCCAAACCCGAAAGTGATTTTTTAAATTACCTAAATATAAAAATTGAAAATAGGCAGGTGTATTTGAATATTGGAAAAATTCACGTTGATGGAATTAATGGTAACCGAATATTTGAATTTTTGGGTGATTTTTGGCATGGAAATTTAAAAAAATACAATCCATCATCAATCAACCCAATAACAAATAAAACATTTTTAGATTTACATAAAGAAACGTTTACGAGATTTGAAAAACTCTCAAAATTAGGATATAAAGTTTATTTTATATGGGAATCTGATTGGAATTTTTGGAAAAAAAATCCCAAAACAACTTTTCCTATAAAAAAATTTAACTCTGCCGAGCCGCCAAGTTGATTTTACTAAGTCGGCTATAATGTGTATTGCAGATAATAGATCTACTTTTATCTGGTTGTCCACCATCAAACTGCTGCTGCACTACGTTATCAATTTCAAAATACATTTCGTTGAAAAATATCAAATCCCCCACCTGTGGAAAAAACCCAACCTGTTGCAGCATTTTTTCTCGGAATTTAAATACCGATAATTGAACTCTATCTGGACCAAAATTTTCATCTTCCGTGGTTATATCCCCTCTATCAACAATGGATGTCATTTCAATGCCCGGAAAATAAAATTTACCAGTTGCTTGACTCGTTTCACCATACATGTTTGTAATAGTTTCGTTTGGGGCGATTTTATACAACACTACTAATGTTTGGATAATATCTCCCATCAATTCCGCATTGATAGAATCGAAAAATCGTCTATCTCTCGGTGAATGATAACGTCCTAGATAATCTGCCATATTACAATATTTCCTTGATAGTTAGGGGTATTTGTTTTTCTTTTATTCTCACAATCTTTATATGATTATCATCCGCTATGGAATTTTTTAAAATATCATTATAATACGATTCTTTCTGAAAATCATAAACACATTCCTCAATGGAATTTTTATGCCAGAAATCCCCATCCACTTCCAATAAAATATTATAGTCTGGTAAAAAAGCATCGTAAACTTTCCCACCCAATTCATATTTTTTAATATAATTTATTTTTTCGACTTCTAACATTTTATATATTTTCACTTCCAGTGAAGTATCTCCACCATTTCGTGCGTAGATTTTATTAAATCCTATTTTGGACGCAGACATGAGATGTTTTCTCCATCCAACTTCATCTCTTTCTTTCCAAATAGTCCATATTTTACCTACTCTTTTTTTTTCGATTTCATTATTCTCCCAATATCTAATTTTAGATTGTGAAATTTTTCTATTTCTTTCATCGGTATAAATTTTAGATTTAAGTTCTGGATTTTTTATGAATTTTTCTTTCGCAGATTGTGACATCTTTGAAATAGTATTTTTCGACAATGGTTTACTTCTATAATCCGCCATTTTTTTCTTAACATCATCCCGATTCATAGCTTTTTTTGTCCCATCAGATATTTTTTTTATATAATCTGGATTCTGACAATCTAATAATTTAGAGCATCTCTGTCCACAACAGTTAGAGTATCCTTTGGATAAATTTATAAAATTAGTCTTACTCGAACATCTTTGACACTGACCAATATTTCCAATAAATTTATTATAGTATTCCCACGTTTTCATTTTATGAAATCGAACTATGTGAATGCCCAATAATCTAAAATTTTTATACGGCGTGTGACATAATTGACATGATAAATTTTTATCCACATCCTATAAATAGTAATCCAAACATCCAAACACCTATATAGATTAAAGACGGAACAGTTTTCAATACTGTCATTGTTTTTTCCGACTTGTTTGCACTAGCTTCCAATTGTTTATCCGACGTCATAGATTCTAACATTTCACGTAGTTGTTCTATCAAAAGTTCTCGTTCTGTTGCGGCTTCGCTTTTTAATTCTGCTCCATCCAAAGTCGTTTCCCCACCCGGAATAACAACCGTTGCATACTTCTGACGAACTGCTCCTAACAATTCCTTACACAAGGTTAAGAAATATTTTTTAATCCACTGTTTACCAACTGAATTGATTGTGTAATATGGAATATTTTGATACGGAATATTCGAATAATCCGATGACTTCTCGTATGCCGAACCAGAACCAAATGATGCGGCTAATTTTTCCGATTCAACGTAGTATTCAAAGTAAAGATTGAATTCACTAGTTGGAATTGGAAATACACGTAGTTTATTGTTTACCAATTCAAAACTATAACCACTTTTACGAACCATATCATTGAATTCAATTGCCTGTCCTCGAAGCAAATCTTCGAATATTGGAGTCATCAAAAATTGCGTAGCGGGTGAATAACCAGCAAATCCCATTTCATTGAGAACATTGCTGTAACTCATACCCGTCATACTAAATGGGTCATAAATACGGGCAAAAGCTGGAGGTGGTGCGTGATAAATTTTACGTATTTCGATACGACCAAAACTTTCTGATACATCTCCCCACAAACTTTGTAAATCATAATTTTGTTCTCCTACTGTGGTAGCGATATAACCTTTTTTCAAATCAGTTTTACCACCAACCAAAGCTTCGCTACCATATGCACCGGCTAATCCGACAACATAATTTAAACCATCTGGAATCACAACTTTACCACCAACTTCACTACTTCGTGACTGACCTATTAAATTAAGGTAGTTGTTTTTGATGTTAAATTGATTGACTTGGGCTCCATATTCTGCAACCGCTTCTTCAAATGCTGCATAAAAATTGATATCAATCAATTCTATATCAACGATTGGGTAACCTAATCGAATTGCGGCCCACTTTGCGGAATTAGCACAGTCGGATACGAAGTAAGCGTCGGTATCAAAAAACCCATAAGGCGTGGAACCTGATACGGCGGAACCACTTCCGGGCCAACGAACTCTATCTTGATCAATTCCAATAGACATATAACCTATAAATAGTAAAAAATACTAAATAAACGTTCTATACTTGGAATTTTAATTTACTTGATTGTTATAAACGTACCAACACTTACACGTTTGATTTCAACGGTGATGTCATTCGGTGATAAATTAGTAACCATATATCCTTCGTTTGAAGCATCACCTTTAATTATAACTGCTTTGCTTGTATTTGACGATAGTGTTACCGTTGAAACACCATCGGATTCCAGCAATTGTTCTTTTATCAATTTTTTTAACTCTTCTTTTTTCATAATTAATGTTTTAGTAAGAATATGTATCTTACATCTTTTCGTTGAGCTGGTCTATCACTATCACCACTTGGTAATATAATAGCGGAAAATTTACCCGGAGATTCTTCGTTAGGAGGCAACTCGTCGGTGTACATAATAGATTCCAAAGTCAATCCCGGTAATTGGTCTTTATATTTCTCAAAAATCCTTCGTTTCAATTCCACTTTACCAACCTCTGCGTCTATAAATGAAGTTTTTCCAGTTTTTAAATCTTTTTCATATCCTCGACCTTTTGTTTTTTTCAAAATATCCGAAAACATGGAAGTTGGAATGATGATTGATTGTTTTGAAGCCGTTGGATTTGATTCCACTCCACCTTGGGAGAAAGTTACTGTGAATCCCAATTTTTCTCCTATATCAACACGACCAGACACTTTTGTATAAAAATAGGACTTTATTTTGTAATTATTCTCTAGTAACTTTTTTGTAATGACGGTTGCTAAATTAAAATATCTTTGTGAAAAGAAATCTCCCGCATCATTCCACCGAATTTCTAAAGTCTTTCCATCACGATTAGCTTTGAATGCATATAGTTCTGCCTCCGAATAGCCAATTTTTAGATACATTTCTGGATTTTCCATTATCAACTGTAATCTTTGGGCTAATTTTATATTTTTCCCATCGTTCATGATGTAAAATCCCTGTAATGCGTAACAATCGACAGAACAAACTCCAGCTGCGGGACAGGTATTGACAACTTTAAATGGGGTATTAATGTCTTCTTTATCGTAAACAAACCCTCTCATAGCGGGAATACCAGTATTAATAACCAACACATCTGCGTTTGTTGTATGCAATGATTTCATACCCTCGTCGAAGATTGTTTTTGGTGGGGTAGTCAATAATTTGATAAATCCATCAATATCTATAGCCGTATCTTTTATCAATATATTACCCCTCGAAACTCTAGGCATATTTGCAGCTGCTTTACCACCATCGGTGTATCGTTTCAATTCGTTATTCAACCAAGTTACTACTTGGTCATTGGACATACAACTTTGAACTTTTACATCTTCCAAGTCAGATGATTTCCAATCTATTTCACTCAAATTGATTTTATGATTATCTGAATATTTCAAATCATTAGAAACCCCATCCACAGAATGTAGATTCTCAAATAACGGGTCGGTCAAAATATCACGTAACTTTATCATCCCCATAAATATCAGTCAGCAATATAAAATGTTGATGTTTTTTAAGAATAGTCTATGATATTGACATGATAACAGAAGTTAAGATTGACTTATTAACGTATGAGGTAGATGCAATTGGACATTGTACCAATTGTTTCTGCACCATGGGAAGTGGCATTGCGAAACAAATAAAACTGCAGTTGCCAGAGGCTTATCAGGAGGATTTAAAGACCCAATCTGGTGACAAAACCAAGTTTGGTAAGTTCTCCGTGGCCACAATCACCAAACCAAACATTGAAACCAAAATCAAGTTTGTCTACAATTTGTATGGTCAATACTACTACGGTAAGGATAGTCGAAAATTGAACTATGAGTCGATTTACACGGCTATGGAGGGAATGAGAAAAGACTGTGTGGGTAAACCAATAAAATCTATCGGGCTACCTAAGAACATGGGTTGTGCATTAGCTGGTGGTGATTGGAATGTAGTCAACGCAATGATTCATTCCATCTTCGATGATGCGCCGTTTGAGGTTTACATTTGTGAATACACTAAATAATATGGCCAAAATACTCAAAACAAAATCAATTTATTATAACGACATAAATTTGATTGCACAACCGGCTAATCCAAATTTCACAAGTCGTGATTTGGTTCCAAAAGAACTACATAGAATTATCGTATCTCCAATGGATGCGGTAGTTGGTCCAGATTTCGCAAAAGCTGCGTCGGATTTGGGTCTGACGGTGTGTATTCATAGATTCTGCACTCCCGAAATTCAACTTGAAACATTCCGTAAAACCAATGGTTCCAATGTCTATGTCAGTATTGGATTGGATGATTGGGATAGAGTTGAAAAGTTCAAGGATACAACAACTAATTGGTTAATTGATTGTGCAAATGGGTATTTACACAAAATCAAAAACGTCATATATGAACTTCGTACCAGAGCCAATGTTTCCAACTTGATGTTGGGAAATATTCATTCTGCAGATGGAATCCGAATGTATAAAGAGTTCGATAATTGTGGTTTTAACATCCTTTTTCGTGTCGGTATCGCGGGTGGAAGTGCATGTTCAACGAGTGATGCAACTGGTGTAAATAGAGGAAATATCACTGAAATTATGGAGTGTGCAGAAGAAGCTGATTTGTATGAAAACTTCTACATTGTCGCTGATGGTGGTATTAAAAATGGTAATTATGCGGCAAAAGCATTCGGTGCAGGAGCAGATTTTGTTATGTTGGGTGGATTTTTCGGAAAGGCATTAGAGGCACAAACTAACGTCAGTAAAGATGGAACTTTTTGGGGTGGTGCGAGTCACAAACAACAGGAAAGATACAACACTGGTCGAATTAGACATAGTGAAGGTAAGGTTTACACTGTCGATGGCACCAAGATTCCATTAAAGGATTTGATGTTCGGAGAAACAGGACTTTGGGGTGGATTATCAAGTATTGTTAGCTATTCCGGTCATTTGACATTGAGTGATTTCATTGGAAATGGTGTATTTGAAATCAAGGAAAACAGTCTACCACCGGGAGATAGAAGATGAAAACATCTCATATGGCTTCGAAATTAAGTCATCATTATAACGCAGGTGGTTATTTTAAACCAACTACGTTATGGACACCGGAAGAGATAGAAGAAAATGGCTTTTACTTTTTACCATGTCATAATTTTTTACAAGATTTGAATGATTTGGAGAATCAACAAAAAATGGTTTGTTCGGAAACTATAGAAATAACGCTACTAAGAAAGATATTCCATTTAATTTGACAAATGAAGAAATGGAAAACATGTTTTCATCAAAGTGTTTTTATTGTGGAAGAATGCCGTATAGAACCATACAGAAAAAAAATTGTTACGGTCATTATATTTGTAATGGTATAGATAGAAAAGATAATTTTAAAGGATATACGATAGAAAATTGTGTCTCTTGTTGTATCGAGTGTAATTTTATAAAAAATAAATATCACATAGACGATTTTATAAAATTAGTTAGAATGATTTATGATAATACAAAATCATTGAGTTTGTAATATTTAAACATCACATCGAATTTTATCAAATTCCAAACCATGTTTCTTACACAATTCATTACATTTAGTATATGCTGAGAATGCTTCTTGTGTATTTGGACTCTTACTCAACGCTTTCAATTTTTTGATTTTATCGAACATTTCGAGAGTTACATCACCATAGAGATACATACCCATATTAGGTTGTTTCGATTCATATTCATTGTGTTGTAAATGACCCGTCTCTTTATTATATTGTTCTTCCAAGATACGAACGTCTTTACCTAAATCTTTATCTTCTCGTAACACCTCTAATAACGACTGACTACCTTGTGGGTCATCACGTAACATAAAGTAGAGGAAGTTAAGAATAGGCGTCTCTCTGGTAGGAATAAAGACAGCTGTACAAATTTCTTCCGGTTTCAACCCTTTACGTTTACCCTCTTCCAACAACAATCTCTTCTTTTCCGTTCCCGTCTCAATCTCAGTGTCGTATTTCTTATTATACTCTTGTGCCGAATAACCGAGGTTTGTTCTATCCCGCTGAGCCTCTTTCGTTTTATTTGCGAGATATTCTTTGTATTTGGTATCGTTAAAAATGTTCATAACTTATCATATATATGTCGAACCTATCATTGGATATTTTTTATTTTTCGTTTGTGGTATTTTACCGTCGTCATTCCAAGATTATATTTAGTAGACAATTCAACAACGGTCAGTAACCCATCTTTTATATCCTGATATAAAAGTGGTTTAATTGTTTTCATCCTAGATTTACTTTCTTTTATACGTAATTTACATTCGTCGGTCATTTTACCAACCACTCTACCGGATAGATTATTGGAATATACGTAATTTATTTTTCGATTTCTCAACTTCTCAATTCTTTCTTGATACTTTTGCGGACCTTCACTTCCATATTTTTCAATAAACCAATTACGTGTAAATCGTCCCTTGGCTTTTCTTTTTTGGATAGAAATAGAATCATTTGAGTGACGTTTTCCAAACATCGGATTATTTTCACCTGAACAAATGGTTTTCATTTTCTCAATAAACTGTTCTTTATTTGGATTGTTAGTGATGTTGTCTCCACCACTTGCGGTGGAACAAATGTTATATCCCACGTCTCTTAAATATGGTTTAAATGTATCCAAGTAAAATTGTTCTCTAATAATCAACTGACCCAAATCCACCAGTTCTATTACATCAAACCGGAATTTACCCTCCCCATATAAATTCCACGCATTTTGTAATTTTTGATTTACATGACAACCATCATTAAGATTTCGACGGTGTTCCACCCACCGACCATCAATGTTTTTAGATGACCCTATATAAAAACGGTGGGTTTCAACATTTGTTATTTTATAAATACCACTAATCATTGACCATAAATATCAAGAGTTCTATGGAAAGGTTAAAATTTAAACAAAAAAGAGCCTCCAAAAAGGAGGCTCTCTGTATTTAATTATTCGTTATTGATTACACGTAGTTCAAGTCGGCAATCAAGATTCGGCCATAAAATTCTGGGCGAACTACCTTCTTAGCATAACGAGTCATGACACCACGACGAGGCGTGAAGTTCACTGGATCGTAAACCAATGGAGTTTGAACCAATGGGATGTATGGGCTGTAAACAGCACCGGTTTCGAGGAAGTTATTTCCACGGAAACCAACCAAGATTTGGTTTTCAACCATGTATGGGTTCTTGTAAACTTGGAAACGGTTAGCGAAGCTACCGACCTTACTTACACCCATCGCGAATTTAGCACTATCACCGTCAGTGTTGACCATGAAGCCAGGGATACATTCCAAGACAGTAGCAACATCGGGACTTACGACCACGAAGTTAGCACCACCACGGAGAGTCAATTGGTGAATCTTGTTAGATACCTTTTGGATCTTGTTACCGAGCGTTTGGAACCATGTGGATTTGACATACGCGGTTCTGTTTGCTGCGGAATCTTCGATACGGGTGAACGAAGCGTTACCACTTGCGTCAAGCGTTCTGGTGAATTCCGTACCAATCTTAGCAGACCATGCTTCGGTGGTGGCACCGGGAGCGGAGGTCAATAACATGTCGAGGATTTCGAGGTCGATTTCCATCGAGACATATTCACTCAAGAGAGCAGTCAATTCTGCTTCTGCGTCAATGCTGTGGTAAGCGTTCAAGTCTTGTGCGAGTTCTGGAGTCCAGACTGCTTTCAACTTACGGGTCTTAGCCACGATTGGTTCGCTCTTGAGTTCCAAGTTGACTTCTGGAATACCAATGTCAACACCTGCGTTAATACCAGAGTTAGCACCACTTCCGCTAAACGGATATTTGTCTTCGAAGTCACCACGGGTTGCATCACTTGGTTGTAAGCTACCAGAGACACCGACTACCGAACCAGCCAAGTCCAAGGATGACGTTACAACTGCTTCAACTACATAGTATGGAGAAGCTGCGGAACCAGTGTTATATACCTTCGTGAATTGACCCAACACGTTCAAGTCAACGGATGCGGAGAAGAAGGTGAAACTTCTTACTGCGGTTGTATCCCAACGAGCTGCGTTAGAACCGAGGTTCCACGTAATCTTTTGGTAATCACCGGCAACTGCACTTGCAGAATAGTCGGCATCATAGTTCACTGCGGACCATGCGGTTAAATCGACAGCCAAGGATGAGGATGCTGCGGTAACGACGGAAGACGTTGGGTTAATGGTATAACCGAAACGACCAGCACCGTATAGACCGTTGGTAGCGCTATCGGTAGAACCGAGCTTCTTCAACGTACCACCGAACAACGAATCACCTGCGGTGTGCCCCCCACGGGTATTACCGTATTTGAAGTCGAGATAGAAAATCAAACCGCTTGGGAGATTCATTGGTTGAACCGAGACGAATTCCTTTGCTGCGATTTCTGCGAACACACGGCGAACCAATGGAAGAGCAACCCCTGCCCATTGTTCACTGTTGGTAGAAGTACCCGTTGAGGTAGCTTCCTTGATCAATTGTTGTGCTTGGTTTTCAAGCAAAACAGACATTTGTGCCTTCTCGACACCTTTCAAACCTTCGAGCAAACCGGTTTTTTCCCATTTGCCTTGCAAACCACGTGTTTCTTCCAATAAACGATTCATTGGACTAACGTTGCTTGTCAACAATTCTTTAATTTCATTCATAGTATTTGTATTTGTTAAACTAACATTTACGCTTTTTAAATTTACTTCTTGATACCAGCGAGTTTTTGGAATCTTGAAACCGTTTCGTTAATCGGAGCACTGACGATTTTCTCGGCAGGCTTGGTTGTTCCAGTTGATTGTGATGCGAAGCCTTCAGCAATCGTGGTCTTTTGGCTTGGGGCCTTCTTCACTTTGCTAAGATTAAATGCTTCTGACAAATTATTGTAGGTCAATTTAACTTCACGAACGGACTTAGTTAAGTCGAACGCTTCAATAATCTTCATTTTTTGTGAGTTATCAAATGCGTGTGCTTTGAACAATTTGTTCGTATAAAGCAGTTTTGCATTCAATAGGTTCACTTCGTTGAGTTGGCTGCGTAAGAATTCAATAGTCTCGCAAGCCTCGGCAAATTGTTTTTTGGTTTCTTCAAGTTCTTTTTCTTTTTCTTCGTCTTTTTCTTCCTTCTCATCGGAATTTTCAGACAAACTTGAGAGTAATTCGTTTAAGTCGATTTCTTCATCGTCATCGTCTTTCTTTTCTTCCTCTTCTTCATTCAAACTAGCAATCATTGCTTCCAAGTTGAGGTCTGCATCAACTGGTGGTGGGACATCCGTTGGAGGAGCAGATGGTGGAGGAACTGGAGCACCTTGTGCGCCTGGTAATTGATCCGGTGCGACAACCATAACTGGAGCAGCAACTGTTTGAACGGTAGCTGGGTCAATTGGTGCGCCTGGGACTGGTGGAACTGGAGCAGCAGGAGCTGGAACGGAAGCATCAACCGGAGCATCAGATGCTGGTGGAACGTCTTCTTCGTTAATATCTTTATTCAACTCTGCCAAAATTGCATCAATGTCTTCTGAGGTGATTTCTTCACCTTCGGCAGCGACAGGATCAGGCGCGAGAGGAATCTCAGTTCCTTCTTCTTCATCAGTTCCTTCTTCTTCACCCAACTCTTCTTTTAATTTTTCAGCCATCAAACGGGCCATTCTTGGAGCGAAAGCTTCTTCGAGGGACGCTTTAGCATTTGCGAGTGCGCTTGCACGAACTGCTTTTGCATCAGCGATAGCTTCTTTAAATAATTCTGAACTCATATGTTTTAACTTTTGGTTATTTTTGTGAAGTTATTATAGAACTTCAATGAAGTGTGTAAAATTCGGAACAATATATGAATAATATTGTATTCGTTGTATAAATATAATTAAAAATACAAAAACGTTAAATTTTATTTAGTTGGCGATTGAGGTTGGCCAGATTGTTGATTATTTTGTGGATCATCAATATCAAAATACATTTCGAGTTTTTTACCAATATCCTCATATAAAGCCTCTAATTGTTGTTCTCGAATTTGAACTTCTTTAGCTAATTTACCAAATTGTTCTGAGTATTTTTTTATTTCTTGATAATGTCTCTTTACAGTGTTTTCTTCAAACCAATCACCACATTCGTTGATAGCATATGCTTCAGACAAATCGGCAATTTCTTGTAAATTTTTAGCAACTTCGGTAATTTTCGTTTCACGATATACAGATTTACCATATTCATTGTAACGAGCAACCATTGTTACCAGTTTCTTTTTTTCATCCACTGACATTTTAGGAGTTTTATCCTCTTTACCTTGTGACGATTGTGGAGCCACTGGTGCTGTTGGTTTGACCGGATTTCCGTCAATATTCATGCCTTCCAAAAGTTTTTTCAATTGTATCATACGATTATAAATAGTTAAAATTTTCCAAATAGGTCGTGAATCCGATGCATCAACTTTGTGTGATATCGGAATATCTCCGTTTTTGTTTTTTGATTGTTTATGGTTGGTTCTAAATACCAACCATCTTTTTTACGGTAAACTTTGAATTTAACCTTTTTTTCTTTACCGAGAAAGTCCTCCAACTGTTCAAATGACATGGAATATGCATCATCAACCTCAAAACCAAGGTCATTTAACATCTCCCATTCATGGATTAACCAATCATCGGGTGGAATGTAATCGGTTTGAATAGCACTTTTTAATGTTAACTTATTCATTTGATATTCAATTCCTTTACAATGTAATTCACAAAATTAAATAACGCATGTTCATCACCTCTAGGATTGATAGGTCTACTTATTTTGATTATTATAGTATCCTTCTCAACTTTCTCTGGTTGTGGTGCGGGTGTAGGACTTACGGCCGACGCCACATCAACATCGTCAGCACTCAAATTCACCGGTCTACGATCTGGACAACATAACGCTACAAAAACGGGTTTAGGTTGTAATTTTTTTATTACCACCATTTGCTTATTATTACCATTTGTCTGTTCCGTCGCACTATACTTGATTTGAGTTGCGGAAGATTCATCGGGTTTAATATCCAATGTTTGTAAAATGTCTATTTCATCTCGCGTGAAAGGTTGACCAACATTTTCTGGTTTGTTTACAAAATCATCAAAGTTATCCTGCGCCTTAACATTCTTAACAACGGGATTTTCGGCTTCCTCGGAAAGAAATTCCCGTATCAACCCCTTCAATATTTGTTTACCACTATTGTCATTTATCATGATTGTTATTTAATTTCCGATAAAATGTCTCGAATAATATCATCCACTTTGGTCCACTTATTATCAATTGGATTAATTACATTCCTCGTTACCGACTCATTCATTGGAGCCTTTTGAAACATAAATGCCCCAATGGTGCTAGGATTGCTAACAAAATCAAACGCAATTAAACTAAAATCGTCGTTCACTTCTACGGTGCTTTCATTAACCTTCTTCACCGTTCCAGCACCACGACTAGAAATTCCCAAGGTGATTCCACATTTCAACAATTCTTTCAAAATATTACCGCTTGGAGTAGTCAAAATTTCCACTTCACCCATCAATTCTTTACCATTCCACCATGTTCTGAGTATGTTATGACTAACGTTTTTTAAATTCACAACTTCACTGTCTGGATGGTCTAATTCACCCATTGCACGTTTTTGTTGAACAAAATTTTGATTATACTTTTCAACTTCACGTTGTAATATTTCAAAAGGATACACTCGACCATTTTGATTTTTTGACTCCGCACGTTGTAAAATACCACTAACACACATTTTACCATCAGCCGCTGACTCGTTTAATGTTTGTTTAAACTCGAATGGAATACATTCTATCAATAATTCTTTCATATTAGTTAGCAATTTGTTTTTCAAGAGGGGTTGTAGGAGCTACTGGCGCTACTGGAGCTACGGCTGTTGGAACAGCAGGTTGCGATACACCAGCTTGTGTAGCATTCGACATAATTTTTAATGGAATGGCTGTATTTACAAAAAATTGTTTATCCTTTTCTTGACGACCAGATTCAGCCCCATGTAAAATCAACTTATAATCGTCTTTACCATAATAATCTTCCAAAGTGACTGCATCCACTCTTACATTATACATTTTTTCAGCTTGACCATATCCTTTACTAGCCTGTGCCTGAACATTTTTACCCGCTAATTTCTGTGTTAAATTTTGACGAAATTTTTGTTCCAATGAATATTCGGTTGACGCCATTGCTTGTTTTAAAGATTGTACATCTTTGGACGCATCGTATGAAGCTTCTTCATTTAATTTCTCATATTCCTCTTCGACCGTTTCATCAATGTCTTTTACGGGTTTATAACCCAACTTTTCACTACCTTTAGTTGCCGCGTTTTTACCTGCACCTTTACGACTAAACGCAAATGGTGTCTGATAACCAGCCACTGAACCAGTGGAGGTCATTTCTTTCAAGATTTCACTAACAATCTTTTTTATTGCTGATTTAATGTCCTTCATATTATTTCAATCCGGCTTTGATTTCTTTAATCAATTCATATGAGAGTAACAACAACATGACGTGATTATCTTTAACACCCTTACTCAAATTTATCTTATTTAACTGATTATTTACTTCGTTAATTTTGATGCGGATAATTTGTGAATCAATATTTGGAGATAAATCTTCCAATTCTTTTTGAATTTTACTCTTTTCTTCCGCAATAAATGTAGAAATATGTGTTGTGTTAGACACTCCGTTGATATATTCCTTCAACATTCTCTTCTGACTTGAATCTAAGGAGTTGTATTTACTGTTGAGTTTTTCAACCAAGAATTTATATGCCAATAAACGAACTTCTTCACTTTCCTTTCTGTAATACTCCAACAATTCATCGTCTTTAACCTGATTATCCTTCTTATTGACAACTAAATTTTCCAATAAGAAGGATTTGGCTTTAACTACATCTTCAATTCTAAAACTGTTTGATTCGATGTGATTTTCAAATACTTTGTAGATAGATGCGTGAACTTTATAATTTTTAATACTCGATTTTAGAAATGCGTCGATGGGATATGTTTCCTTAATTTCCTTGATTAAATCGTATTTTTCCTGATTGAGTTGTTTGGTATTAAGGGATTCCCTCGTTTTTAACACCACCGAAAGTGATTGTTCCGCTTTAGACTCAGTAAGAAACTGTTCATTGACGAGGAAGTTGTATAACTGCCACTCCTTCCCAAGCTGTTTGCTTTCTTTAAAATACTTGAATAGAATATCTTTAGCTTTCGACTCGTTTTTACCCGCCAAAATGTCGGCGGTCACTTGTCTCGCTAATAATTCAAATAATATTCCCGTATTTTTGAATTTCGAATGTTTAGACTTATGCATATATCTAATTTACCTTAATTTATAAATATTGTGTTTTTTTGTTAAAATTCTATATTTTGTAATATATTTAATTCTTATCGTCGGAAATGATGTTAGTTTCATCTAACATTGACTTGGTGTTTCCACTTTCCGTTATCAATTCCGTCTTAACGTTCCGGTTTAAATGAGATGATAAACTACTCAAATTAATCGACTCAAATCCCAATGGTGAGTTATTTTTGAATTTATGACGAATTGGATTTTTTCGATAATCGGCTCTATTTTCCAACCGACCAAGTGGATCTTCTCCGAAAGGATAATCACGAGCATTTTTCTTACCCTTTTGCGACGGTCTAACATAAGTTTTTTCAGCCAACGGCGTTCCCCCTAAATCCTTAGCGCCTGGTTCTGGTTTGACTTTACCGGTATTAGCTCCTGCCTCATCGCCAGGTTCCCCCCCCGGTTCACCTTCACCCTCTGGTCCCGGTTCACCAGTGTCTTCCTCCCCATCTTTATCGGTAGGAGTGTATCCAGCCCCACCACCGCCGCCTCCAAGAGGTTCCAAGTTACCACCTCCATCAACTTTTTGCATCGAAACTGCTGGATCATTACCTTCCTCTTCAATTTGTGCAAATCTCCAATTTTGTTTAGCATCTTCAACCACTTCACTCTTGGTATCCAATACATCTTCATCGGACATATTAAATACATGTGCATATATCCACTTCTTAGAGAAGAGTTTATTTTCCATCATATCCTTAGCAACACCAACTTTAGCACCCCAAATATCCACTTTTTCTTTCTCGAAGATAGTTGATGGATTGGTCAATTCTAGTCTAAAATCTACCAAATTCTCATCGGTATATCCCTGTGAATATAAATGAACGATACCAATTTTTGTTAATTCACTGACAAGAATTTTTTGAATACGTGCGATAGTTCTTGCAAAACGAATGTCTTCCGCAGCCAATGTTGCTTTACCACTCAAATCTTCTTCATATCCCAAGAAGGCTTTCGGAATTTTCAACGCAGCCATCATTTTGTTTCTCAAATATTCGATGTCATCAATACCCGTAAATTCCATACCGGATAACGGTTGAATATCTGTTCCACTATCACTACCACGAACCGGTAGATAGAAATCCTCCACCATGTTCTGCATATTAAATCGAAGGTTATAATCACCCGTCTGTTCATCAATATATGGAACTTTCTTCAACTTACTAATGGTTCGTTCCATAAAATTATCAATTTCGGATGGAGGTATATTTCCGATATCAATTTTAAATACCCGTTTATCCGGTGCACGCATGATACGATGAATTAACATAGCATCTTCCATCAGACTCAACTGTTTCCAAACACGACGGCCACCTTCAATCATTGATTTACCATAAGGAAGGAAATTACTATCACTTATCAATCTAAAATGTGCAACTTGATAATTTTCCAATTCTTCCATGACACCCGATTCAAAACTAACTTGATACTTCACGTAGTTTTTATTCATTGGATCACTATTTTCAACTCGACTAACATTATAAGCCGATAGTGGTTCGACCAAATAAACACCATATTCCGGGGAGATATACATTTTCAAGTAGAAGTCGCCGTATTTACACATATTACGTGTCCAACTCCATAGATTGAATTCGATATTCAAAATGTCATAGTAAAGATTTTCGAGAATCTTCTTAATATTATTATCGTCGGCCTTTATATTCAGAATAAATCCCATTTCATTTTGTGTGAGACATTCATCCGCGTAAATATCCAACGCAGATGCAATGATTGGATCCATATCCATTGTATCATAATCTCGGAATAATTCGATTCGAGAAGCTTGATATGCAAGAGTGAAATCTCTACTATACTGACCGTAACCAGATGTTCTTACTCGATTAAATCTATCACGCAATGTATTTCTATCCGTCGCATACTGAACGTGGTCGGTATCTTTTATCTTCAACATTTTACCACCGACATTACGGACTATGACATCTGTGGAAAAAAGTCTTTTCAATCTCGCATAAAGACTTTTTGATTTTAAATCTATTGGTTTATCGTTGTTGTTATTCGCCATAAAATATATGATATATATAGTGATTGTGTATTATAACAACCACTTTAGATCTTCTCTTTCTCTATTTGGATTTGTTAATGAACTACCGGCTGATGAAGGCATGCTCCAATAATCATGAGATTTCTTTGTTTGGGATGTATAAATAACCTCGGTATCACCTGTTTTACTAATACCTCCGATTAATGATTTAACATACTCCCCGGATTCAGATTTGAGTCTAAGTGCTGTATCTCTTACCCATAATCCCATACCCAATGAAGTAACTAAATCGTCATTATATCCAGTCATTGCTTGTGCTTTTCCATTATTCCAGATGAAGACGGATAATTCTTCATATAATCGAATCGAGTTTGTAATAACACTACGTTCTCTGAAATAATCTTCCAATTTCGAAATTATAAGTGGTCTGGTTTTGGTGGTTGTGGTGAAACCCGGAACCATGTTTCTCTCAATTCGATGATGTTTGTTAGTTAATTGTTTTTCCAAATCGACGTAGTGTAAATCGGCACTACTATAAAATGTATTTGGATACTGTGAATCAATAACCTGTTGTAGAGTTGCCCATCCGATGTTGTTATTTTCCACGACCAATATTGCTTTATTATACTCGACTGCCATACTGACGAGTAGATTTCCATAAGTCTTGGTATCTACCGCACCTTTAAATTCCGCAACCTGTGTCAATGATTCCATTTCAAGAACGTGAAATGCGGAATAATCATCACCATCACCACGAGCAACGTCGGCGCAAATCAAATAATTCTTCGTATAATCTGGATATTCCCAAATCCATAGACTTTGGTTTGCAAATCGTTTTTCTATTGGGTCTTTAATTCTATTTTCTTTAATCCATTTCAACGTATCGGTTTCCAATAAGGTATGGCCAGTTGTTGTAAAATCACAATTATGTGAGACAATCCCATCGACGTAAAAAATATTCCCACCAGTAACTTCTACTATATCATATAATAGTATTGAATCATTAATTTTTTCAATACATTTAACTGTAGTATATTTATTAAGTTGACGTGAATCTAAAATAGTGCCAATTGATAATTCCGAACATTTTATTTCTTTTCCATTAGATATAAATGGGTGTGTGAGTGAACATTTGAGAACTGTTCCATCCGATAATGTCAATTTTACATGTTCGGATTTCTCCAACTTTCTAATTCCTTCAAAATGTTGAAATCCAGACGGCGTTTGTATTTCATATTTATTATTTTTAATCATATTTAATCCGTACAAATTTACATCCTAGAAAATTTTCTATCTCAACTTGTCTCTGTAAATCTTTGTTTTTTAGTTTTCCATTTTTAAAATGTCTCGGTTCATCAATCTCCAAAACAACATTTTTTTCCTCATCATAAGCATCTAACCAATATCCTAAACTTGATAGAAACACTTCACCACCGTTTTCTGCGTGCCGAAAATTATATCCATTATCACGTCCATATGATTCAATCAATTTAATTGCACTGCGATTATATCTAGGAACACATTTACCGGAACAATTTGATATATAATTTATGGCTGCAATTCTTTGTTTTTTCTTCGTTTCCGTAGAATGTGATTTACAAGTAACATGATATTCTGGACAATATCTACAATATGTGTTCCATGTATATCGTTTACCACATTTACATAGTAATTTCTGGACATCTGCATTTTTTTCTACTAAAAACAAAATACGATATTTGAAATTAAAATTTCCTTTGTATGATTTTTGACTTTTAAACGTTAATTCTAAAATAGAAGTCCATGTATATATTGATTTATACAAAATTGGATCAGATTTTATTAGAGTTCTGTTTTTTGCTTTACCAAACAAAGATTTATAAAAATTTTCATGCTTTAATCTACTAACTGTCTCGGATAAAGAATAAAATTCATTAATAGAGTTCAATTCTAATTTTATATTATCCCAACCTAATTTAACATAATTCATACAGTCACATTCTTGCGTATAAATAGTGTTAATTTGATAAAGAGATGAATAATTCTTCCAATGTCATATAACTTACGACTTTGGTGTTTATATCTCGAACACAAACTTTGGATTCTCCCCACAGACAATCACATTCTTGAGCCGAACCTTTTACACCGGACAATTCCGTTTGTTTATCTCGCCAGTGTTGATCTCTTTCTGGATGTAAATACCAAGGGAGGTTAATGGTATTGAATTCATTTTCATCTGCCGCTGCTTTCATCCACGTCTTATGAAAGAAATTACCAACACCGTTTGGAGTACTGAGAATAATTGCTTTACCACCAGTAGATAGAGTGTATTGTGCGGACAACCAAATTTCTTCGATATTGTCAATGAAGGCTGCTTCGTCAATAATCAACAATGAAAGTGCGGAAGAACGACCTGCATCACCGGATGATGAAACTGCTTTGATTTGAGAACCATTTTTTAATCGGAGGGAAAGCCGATTATCTTCAACACATTGTAATTTCAACCAAGAAGGTAGATTATTGTTTGCAAATCTTACCCGTGTAACAATTTCTTTCGACGTTTCTTGTTTGATACTGATACAGAGAATGTTTTTATCAGGATGGAAAATCATCATCCATAATGAGTATGCGGACGTCAGAGTGGTAATACCCATCTGACGTGATTTGAGAATAATGTTGTAATTATTATCGCATAATTCTCTCAACGCTTTTTCCTGAAATGGATAAAGTTCAAATGGAATTGTCCCCCGAAGCGGATGTTGAATTTTAACATACTTCTTCATGAAGTATATTGGATCCACCAAACACCTAGAATACTCACTCTTAATTACATCTCGTAAATTAACTTTTGGGTCACTCATATTTCTTTAACTTTTCCAACTGTTCATCAATCCGAACCAATGCATCCAAACATTCCTGATAATCACGTTTTGCATCTTCCAACACTTGACCTTTAGTTGTATCTTTCCAAACATCTTTACTACCATCTTCGTTTATATAAACGATGTCCTCGTTGGAGTTTTCGAGATATTTTATGGTATCTTCGAGTTTACCCTTCAAATCCAAACAAAATCCTTTTTGATTTTTGAAAATTTTGACTTGTTCGTAGTGACGAAATTCACCATCACGTTTCAATTTGGTTTCAAATTTGATTAAACAATCGTAACATCTACCGCTTTTGTAAAAAACTCGATCATCGAGATAATTACCCCATTTAACATCCATTTGACAATCTTTACATCTCAATCTAACGTCATCTGGATTTATTTTTACACTCTTATTGACACGTTTTTTACGACCACCTTTGAAAATCCAAGACTTATTTTGTGCATCGGTCCAAGTTTCACCTTCTTTTCGTTTTTTAAAATCCGGCACCCAACCAACTTGTGTGAATGGTCGTTCGCCTGCCAAATATCCTTTTACGATTTCGATGTTGCTTTTGTTTTTTGCTCTTTTCATATTATATAACCATTTAACAAAGATATATACATTTCGGTTTATTTGAAGTTTAATTTTAATTCGTAAATTTATCGAAAGTCTCTATTTTATACATAAATAGTCTCAAAATTAAGAAATAGCAGTAAAGTAAGGAATATAAACGGTTGATCCATTGAGGTTTATGGGAATATAACCCGATGCAGTTCTCGCTGCACCATCAAACGATGACGCGGTGAATTGGGTCACGTGGTTATTGGATACACCATAATTCAAATAACTACTACTATTTGATTGACTCGCGGAAATTGAATAACTACTAGTTCCATATAGCCGTTCGGATGGAGACATGTATATCGAACCAGTCATGTATAATTTACCATCAACTCGACAGTAATCCTCGGTATCCGTGCTCTCCACCACGAAAAATGCATTACCACTGGAATTATCCTTTTGTACGACGAAACTTTCAATGACGGATAGAGTAGCTCTATCAACTGTAAAAGATTGTGATGAATCACGGGATGATGATAATGTCAATTTACCACTACCAGATGCCAATGCATTTATGATAGTGCCGGTGTCCGCAGTAACAAAATTGGGAATATTCTTCGCCAACGTTTCGCCATTCCTATCCATATTAACAATTTTACGAATACCTGAGTAAATTGAATTGTTATTAATATCTAAAAATTCCACCTTTATTTCAAACTGTTCGTTTTTAATACTGACCGGGAAGGATATTCGGGTGAAGAAGGTATCTGGTGAAAAACCAAATTCCGCATGGGATGTCAAAGATAGATTATCAATTCTAAATTGACTGATATTGACTGGTATGATAACAATTGTTCCGATATAGTCGTTGATAAAATTCAATAAATTGAAATCATCTTTCGTGAACGATTTTAAATTTGTCCCAATCGGAAGGTTATACTCTTTTAATAACAATCCTTTACCATTGATATAGTTTTGTTCTACGGTTGCGGTTGATGTATTGTAGGAACCAGTCAAATAGAATAATAATCTACTCTCACTTACCGGATTGTTTTTTACAATGTCAACGTTCGATGAAAATAGATAGTCTGTATTTTTATACAATTTAATAAAATTGGAATCATATGAAGAACCTGTTTTATTCGCAAACGAATTTGCATTAAAATCGACATATGAAGCTGAAGAAGTCAGACTTGTGACCAATGAAGTATCATTCTTTATTATGATATATCGACTTTGATTCAAATTAACATCTGTCGAATTACAAATCATCGAATTCAAATGAGTAATCGAACTCTGAGTCAACGTTAAATCCGTCGAACTGGTGTAGTAATATTTGGCTATGTGATTCTGTTCGTAAAACTCACCAATATTCGCATAAAACCTGTTAATTGTCGAAGAATCAAATATGAATTCTTTTTCGATAAGTGGTTCATCGGCGATACATTCAAATTCCGATGCCTTATTTAAACTACGTCTGTAAACTTTATGTCTATGAACTTTTCCCGTCAACGTTTTTAGATTTTTATAGGTTATATCAAGAAATGCCTCTTTCAAAAATAAATCTTCCCCATCAACTCTCTGTGAAAGATATATTGTAGGATCAGGAACACCATCGGGGTTAAGGGATGATGTAATCAATCCCGAAGATGTTAAGTATGTGCTCGAATTTAATGTTTGTGTGAATGATGCTGATACAATAGGCACTATTTGAGTCGTATTATTAATGTAATATGTGAATGGTCTATCCAATTGAAGTTCGGTCGTATTTGTTACTCCATCAACAAAGAAAGATTCCGTGATATTAACAACTTTGTTTTTCAATACGTTATTATCTAGGTATGATATTTCACTTATGTAAAGTTCGATTTCTCTATCTTTATTTTGTAAATTGAATGAATTTAAATCAATTGCAGATGAGGTGTCGGTGTATGAGAGTCGATAATCTAAATCAGTTTTCCGAATATCTATGGAATGTATATCAGTGTATATTTTTGGAAATAGTGAATATCCCTTAACGCTGCCGTTAATAGTTTCAATGGTTTGTGAACCACTGGATATTGACTCATTTAATATAAGAGATAAAAATTCCTCAGTTTCAACCGAGGGTGTATTGAAAAATGTAACTTTAGATGAGTTATCCAAAGTTGGGTTAATCTTTATATTTGTGTTCCAACGAACAACTTTACCATCAACCGTCGTTCCCATCAATACAACTTTACCAAAGCCGGACGGTGTGGATTCATAAATATGGATAGAAACTACCAAATCGGTTGTATCGGCATAAGAAAAATAACCCGATTTAGCGGTTTCGTAATACAATACTCCACCTTTAGAATCCAATATTTCCAACAAAATGCCGGATCGAGGCTTTAACTTATTCGACCCGTTTATGGTGAACATATTTTTACCAGCCGTCAACGTGGGATTTAAATCCGATATGACGAAATATTCTGAACGATATGACGTATCTTCAATATCGACTGGTCGATTTAATAGACTGTATTTTGTTCCCTTTTTGGTGCTACCATGCATAATGATGCCTATAAATAGGTATCAATATACTATTTTCGAGTGTCCATCTTCTTTCTTTATCTCAATTTGACCATCCACCATATCTTTCATCATATCCAAATGACTTATTATCAACATAAAATCGAAATTCGACTTCAATATTGCAAATAGGGATTGCATAGATGACAAATTATCCGAATCCGCACACCCAAATCCCTCGTCAATAGCGATGAAATTGGGTCTAGGTAGGTTTGAGAGATTGATTAATGCAACTCGGATGACCAAAGAGGTTAAGAACTTCTCCAACCCACTCGCCATTTCTAACGGCCACTTCTTATCACTATACACCAGATTGGTGACGACATTTTTTCCATCGGTTTCTATATTTACCGAGAAATCCACAATCTGAGATAAAATTTCATTGACGTCACTTTCAATAACCGGGACAGCCTTGGATATTAAATCAAATGGAATACCGTCACGGGAAACCGATTTGACGTATAAATCGTATAACTTCAAATCAGATTCGGTTTTTTTCATCTTATCTCGGTTGACAATTTTCTCCTGCATGTTCTTTTCATATCCACTCAAATTTGCAGACAAGTTGATTATCTTGGTATTATTCTGTTTGATTAATATATCGGTGTTTCTAATCTCCTGTTGTATTTTACCTACTTTCAACTCCACTTCGAGGTTATATTTGATATTCGATTCATTGTCGTAATAGAGTTTGATGTCGTTATCCAACTTAGTTAGGTGAACACTGTTCGACTGGACGGTTGACTCCAAAGATGTAATTTCTCGGTTTATAGAGATGATACGTCTGTCGCAGTTATTCAACTTGACTTTTAATAAATCACACTTTCGTTGCAATTCTTCGACATACACCAATGACTCAATGTGTTTTTTCTTATCCTCATAATTGATGACTAAATCATTAGCCTCTACCTTATCATTGTCGAGGGAGCTTTCCGCATCCAACGCATCTTTAACAAATGAATTGTTGACACAATATTTGCAGTTTGGATCATATTGGTGGTTATGTAATCTATTGATTTTATCTAATTTAGCAGTGATGAAAATCTTCTTCGTCTCAATGATGTGTTTAATAGATTGTAATTGTTCTCGCAACGTTTTTAGTTGATTGAATTTTTGTGAAACGTCGTCGGTGTCAATAGATTTCAATTCTTCTTTGGTATTTTCCAACTCAATTGATTCCAACTTCAAAGATTCCTGCAATGTTACAATCTGACTCTCCGATTTTGCAATGGTTGTAGATACTGAAATACGTGTCGATTCGAGGGATGTAATATTCTTCGGAATATTGTTCTCAATTTTAATCAACTTGGTGGTTTCTTCAAATAACGAAGAATTCAATTTTTCCTTTTCACCAACCAGTCTATCCGACTCTTCATTTAAAGTCACCAAATCTAATTTGAATCCATCAATGGATTCACTCAAATCGTCAATCGACACACCGTTATCATAACGGTGGTATAACTTGACATCATTATTCAATTCTTTAAGTGTCTCCGACGCACTACTGTGTAGTATATCGAAGATATTCAATCCCATAAATTGTGATAACAAATCTTTACGTTCGGACTGTCCCATATCAACAAAATTACCCGATTTGTTATTTTGGATGGATAACACCGTTAAGATGAAATCCTCATAACTACCCACAAAATCACGGATTAAATCATTGGTGCTACGACGAGCCTCTCCGTTTAATTCGATTATGGAACCATTTTCCTCTTTCCAGAATTTGACATCCACTTTTACATTTCCCTTTTTATCCGACTTACCATTTCGTTCAATGAAGTAATCGGTGTTATCTATTTCAAAGTTGAATTTACAGTGGAATGTAGCCTTTTGTGAATTTAAAATGTGCGTTGCTTTAAATGCTCTATCACATTTATCAAATATACAAAAACTCAATGCAGACATTAACGAGGATTTTCCCGAAGCATTGGATGCAAACAATCCAATTACATCTTTCATCTTTGTAAAATCAATGACGTTATCCTCACCGTAACTAAACATGTTACTAAACTCGAATTTTTTAGGTTTCCATCGAATGTTTCGGACCAATTTATCTTTGTCAATCAACTGATTCTGTTGTGTATTGATTTGAAAAATCGTCTCATACATATCATCGGTAACCTCTTTATCCGATGTATGAGCCATAAGATATTCTTTAATTAACTTGTTCTGATGTTCCACAGAATTCAAATCAGCCAATGAAAGTTCTTCCACACTGACCGCAGCTGAGTTTGGTGTGGTTCCACTAGCGGATTTTAAATACACCAAATGTTCTACCTCACAACGTTTACGAATTTCATCAATGACAGCTTTGATTTCTAAATAATCTGAGTCATTACATCTCACTCGTAATTTGACTTTCTTAGGAAGATTTGATAAATCCGTTTTAAGGTGTCCCTTATCAATGTCGATAGTATAGAAACCCCTTTCATTACCAATATCAAATTGTTTGTGTATTCGTTGTTTTAAATTCCACAATACATACCCATGGCTGTCAAGAGATTCTCCGTGATTTTGTTGGATTAAACTACCAACATATACAATTTTCGTATCGGAATCTGGAATTTCAAGTGTCTGATATTTGTGAATATCCCCCAATAAGACAATATCATGTCCATCAAATAGATTTGCGGTCACCGATTGATTGTTAATTCGATACCCGACGTCGGAGACTGCATCATGAACAGCTCCATGATACAACGCAATGACGTGTCTTGCTTGATTGGTGTATATTTTAGGAATGTCGGTGGCTCTGATATAACTCTCTACGGGATCGAACACGGACATGTGGTTGAATACAATGTCTCCTAAGATATAAATACCAGTATCCTTCAAGTAGAATAGATTTTTGTGATTGATAGCATTGACAATCGGACTCAAACTATCCATTCGACTCTTGTTGGTCAAAGTTGCGTCGTGATTTCCCGCAATCAATATAGTCGGACGCAAATCAGCAAGTCTTCGTAAGAAATCAGAAGCTATACCCACACATTCGGGACTGAGATTTGATTTAGAGTGAAATAAATCACCCAATATTGCGACACATGTATTTTCCGGGGTCTTCGCAACGACCTCATATAACCTTTCAAACACGTCGAGATATTCATCGTGTCTTTTTGTTAATCGGATGTGAATATCCGCAATGTGAAATATTCCAATAAACTCCGTCACATCACAGTTCAATTTTTGCACGTTCATAAATTCATTTTTAACTTACACATTTCATCGAAGTCGATAAATTTTGTATTGTTGATAATCTCCCAAGTTTTTTCAAATCCAAGTTTTGACGGGTCTTTCTCCGTCATGACAACACACTTTGTTTTAATGTTGTTTTTCATTAAGAATGTCACAATATTGAGACATTCTGACAACGCATCGTTATCTAATACCACGTTTACCGACGTTACTCCATTTAATATCAACGATTCTCGTAGTTTTCTGGACAATGTTTTCCCAAATAACGGAACACAATTATATCTAATCGCCATTGCATCAAAAGAACCTTCAACCAATGTTATTTCCTGTGTGAAGTCCACCAAAGATTCAAACCCAATCACGTTTTTACTTCCCTCATAGTTCTTATACTTTAGAGAACATTGGTCATAATAACTACGACCCACGAAAAAATTCAAATTGTTATCACCATCGTATGAAGGAACGATGATTCGTTGACGATAATCACCATCTTCACAATATCCAATTTGGTAACGATGAATATCGTAATCAGATACGTTCCTTGCTTTCAAATATTTCAACGCATTTCTATATTCTGGAGAGTTGTGATATTCGGATAGTGGTCTATAATCTTTTGGAAGATTGACAATCTCAGCCACATTTTCTTTTGGTGAGAATAGATTTCGTAAATTGACGACATCAATATCCACGTCGATATTATGCGTCGATTTTATATCAACTAGTCGGTATAATTCACGGGAAACGTTGAGTTTTTTGAAAAGAGATCGAAGAGTTAACCCGGAAAAATCACATGACCAACAATTATACTTACCTGTAATTAAGTTGACTTCCAACTTTCGTTTGTAATGTTTACATTTAGGGCAGAAATAAACCGCATCAGTGCCTTTTCTAATTTTAGCCTTCTGATTTAACGCTTTGTTTAAAACTGATACAATCTCTTCCTGATGTAACATGTCCGTAAACTACTCTAAATTATAGAAAAGGTCAATTTAATATAACGAAAGTATCATTGCATCATACATATCGGAATTACGTTCGTCCCAATTTCCTTTTTTATTGAGAACGTCAAATTGGTGGATTGGGTGAATCTTCTCCAAATACATCTTGACGAATTCTTTGGATTTTATACCTTTTTCACGACACTTTCCGAGAACTTTTTTACGAGTAGTATTAACATTGAGAAGAACGACTGGATGATTCCATTCTTCAGCCACGATATACTCAAATACCGCGTTGAATCGTGCCAATTTAATTATCACCTGTTGTGAGGTGAATCCCCCAGCAAAACCACTGAGTGCGGATTCGAGATGAATTGTTTTAACTTGGGGAAGAAGTTTATGAGACTTCAATGTAGTCAGAACGTGGAAGGTTTTTTCTTTGGAAGTTTCCAACTTTTTTATATCTATGAATCCCGCGTCGAGTATAACGTTGTTTTCACAGAAAGACCACCCCACGGTTGTAGTAGACGCATCAAATCCTAATATCATATCACATATATAGTATGTGTCACGATATAAAATTAACCTTTGTATTTCTGAGTCGAATGACCCTTGAGATAGGAAGAATCTTTCTTAGGAAGTTTGGAATTTTTTCCACCACGGGTAAAGCCATCTGCGAAATCATTGGCAATACCATCGGTAAATTTAACTCCCGCTGATTTCGCATCAAACGCCCCACCAACTTTGGATTTACCATATCTGTCTTCCAAACTCGTCTTCAAAGATTCTCTGTTAATTTGATTTGCCATATACAATAAATATCAGTTAAATGTCGAATCGTATAATAAAATTCAAAGGAAAATTACCTTCATTTTTTATAGGTGTTCCTAACTTAGCCACAGCTATCAAATCTAATCCATTATATAGACCTATGGTTGTAATGTATGGTGATAGATATGAACCAGTTGGGTTTATCGAACTAGATACCCACCTATCTTGAAATGCGTCTTTAATAGTTGGTGTTATTCCACGATTAGTCAAGGAATCCAAATAATCTTTCGCATCAACATATTGACTTCTAATACCTACACTTTTTGAGGTGATGAAGTTTTGATAGTTGTTAGGAGTCAATTTATCAATGAAATATTTCCATATGATTCTAATGTCGTCATCATCGGTGATACCATCAGCATTTACATCCAATACGTCATCTAAATTGTTAATTATGTAGTTATAATCAACCGTTGTCAAGGTGGTAGAATTGAGGGCAATTTGTGATTTATCCTCAAATGAACCACTTAGATAATAGTAAAACAAACTTCCTTCAACAGTTTCTTCAAATCCAGATGGATAATCGAACGGAAACAGGTTCCACCAAGTTTCCACACCTGTTATTTTTTTGTAAATGGCTCTTAAAATTTTATCACAGTCTTCAAAATCAAATTTACCACTTTTATTTAAGTCCAATGATGCTGTTGGATAGGTATAAGATGTCGGATTTGTAGAATAGTTAAATTCCCCCGGTTCAACCGTACATATGATTTCCTTTTCATATAAAGACGTCTTGCTATTATAAGATATGTCGTAAATTGGCTCATCATTCACATCACTCTCAAACATATAGTCGAAAATTGAACCGGATGTGGATATGACCATTTTTCCAGTTTTATAAAAGACATTACCAACGTGATGATGTGCCTCAAAATCAGACAAGTTAAATATGTTAAAATCTCCATTAAGATTCAACGCCAAATCATCCCTATCCTGTATGATTTCAATCAATCTATTAGAATCCGTCAATGCAATTGGTGAACCAACAATGACATTTTCATCGAAAATACAAACATCGTGTGCAAAGAAATTGTAAGGATAACCGTATTTCTTTTTTGGTTTGAACTTCGCATAGACATTATCCCAACTATCATCGGTATTTTGGTATATGTAGAACATACCCAAGTAATCATTTTCCTCCAAATCATCACAATCTTCTGCTTTGAAAAGGGTATTCTGGATATAGGAAGAACTGAACTCGGATAAAAACTTCGGAGATGAAATTAGAAGATTGCTGTCATACAAATCAACCGCGTGTCCAAATCTGTTAAATTTAAACGAGTCACTATCTCCAAATAATTTCGTTTCACGCCAGTATGAACTACTTGATGTGTTTAGTTCACACTCAATTAAATCGAATACATAAACACATCCATTACGGTAACAGTTAGAACCACTAAATTCTTGATAACTTCTGTCGTATGGAGCACCTATCGCAACCGTGACGGAACTTGAGGATGAACAATATAGTGAAACCGCGTTACCAAAACCATCTGGTAATGTAATGATAGGTGAATATTGTGGTACTGGTATAAAGTTAAGATTTTCTACTTCTCGATTAGATTCAAACGTCGTTACTACTGACCACGCATCCGATGACGAAATATACTCATACAAATACACTTTAGAATCGGAATTCATAATACTTCCGTTACCCACAACCAACTTATTGTAATTTTTGTCTAATTTAAGGCATCCACCAAAAAAACTTTCAGCACTAGATGTCAATACGCTGTGATAAGTATATCCACTTGACCCACTCTTGAATACGAATACTGACCCACTGACGTTCGTAAATGGACTGCCTACCGCTATAAACTCCTGATTCATAGAAACGGACCAACCAAATGAATTAGACCCTGTATCGGTCAATCCCGTGTCCGAAGCATAGAGAGAAACGAGTAATGAGGATGTCGAATTTGACATATCGTGTAATTCGACTACACCATCATCGTCTCGAACGACATTATCAATGTGTAGTAAGGTGTAAACCATTTTGGTTGAACCTACGACGCATAAATTATCATAAACATCTAAAGACCGACCGAAATCTGATTGAAGTATTTTTATGTTATCAAAATCCGCAATCAATATAGATGAACTATCATACACCGAGGTATCAATACTAGAACTAGTTCCCAACTCGGTAATGACCTCGTTACTACCTGAAATTAATGAATCTGATGAGGTTGTGTAATTTTCTGTAAAAAGGGTAAAATCTCCGTTTAAAGAAGTTCGTCTTACAGTAAAATTATACGCAAATCTATCCGTCGTCAAAGCATCGTATTTATAAAAATCCACACTACCTTCTTCCAATATCGCATTTGAGGAAGAAGAGAAGTTTTCAAACGATGGATTTCCAATAGCGCTGTAAATTTCATTTATCGCAACCGCATATCCAAAATCTTTCTTATCTATGTATATGTTTTTATGCATTTTATGTGTAAGGGTCGTAAGAACCTTGATTTTCTAAATAGTGTTCAATAAACGATTCATCTTTTAACATCGAATTTAAATTAGACGAAGTGGTATAGGATGAACCTGATAGATACAATCGGTTATAAGTAGTATCGGCGATATTCAATTCATCCAAAAGTTCATTCACAATGATTTTACCAAAATCAATCGACCAATTATCATAAATTCCACTTCCTTGAACAGAATCCACAAAAACAACCAATTCAGTTGTTGAGTGGTCATAACTTACAAACCGACCAGTCATTGTGTTATTATAATCCCTCGAACCGGTTTGACCCATTGATATACTCGATGTTAACCGAGTAATATATGTTGGTACATTACGATATCCACCATAATGAGGATCGGATAAGTCAATGGATCCAGTGTCAAGATAAAAAGTTTTCAATCCCACACTCATTGTCATTTCATTATCTTCACCACTGGAAATGTATGAATATAATTCTTTGTTGTTTACCTTCGTTGTTAAAAATCCCAAACCAGAAAACATTGGAGTTCCATGTGGGTCATGTAATTTGGAAATTTTAACCTTGTAATCCGTTAAATTATACTCTTTCGTACCGTTAAGATTGATGTCAAAATTCAATGTTGTTGTTGATTTCAATGCACCCTTCAAAATTGTTGGAGATGTATAATCATTTGTATATACCAACTGTTGATAATTTACATTTGGATCCAATATTGTGTAATTTCTACCCAAATGTATATCCGTCAAAGAATATTCGGTTGTGAATGGATGTTGACCCCATGCAAATGTAAACCTATATGGTTTATCAACCGCATCCGTAATTCGTCGTTGTGATGCAACACTACGATTTCCTTTAGCTAGAACGGCACTTACATCCGCTAATCCAACAGTTGCGATTCCCCCAGCCACTACTGCCCAATCCGTCAATGATTCCCCGAATGGTATGAACGATTGTGAAAAATTATTCTTTCCCCATGCAATAATTCTACCGTCAGTTTTTAACGCAATGGTGTGGTCATCACCACATACTACATCTTGAATACCCGTTTCTGCACTAGTTGGTATTAATGATTGACTGTAATCAGAGTTTGATGACCATGAGTATAAATCACCATTATTATCTAATATGATACCATGTTGACTACCAATTTCTACTTTATCTATATTTCCCACTTGTGGAATATTGGTAAATAAATTACATGAACTGTGGCCAAATCCATAAATTCGTCCGTTGGTATGTATCGCTACACTACCACTAGGTCCGGCTTTGATGTATCTATAATTGTTCGTTACAGTTGGTAGTGAACCGGTGTAAGTTGATGTTCCCCACACATAAATTTTGCCATTATCGTCAATTGCAATTGCGTGTTGGTCACCAACTGATATGTCCCTCACTTTGGTATCAAACGTAGGAATAGTCGTTGTTATTGTTGAGTCACCCCACGTAACCACATCACCCGAAGATTTCAATGCAACTACGAAATTCGTACCACATTCAATTTTTCGGAAATATCCCAACAAATCTTCATGTGGTAATGAAACTACATCCAAATTTGTACCGGCTTCACCCACATAAATAAGATTAGAGTTGTAACTGATTGGAGTTACCACATCATTAATTGTATATCCATGAACGACGAAATCTTCAATGACATCACGATTGACATACAGAATGTTATTCTTGTAATACTGCCAATTAATAGATGAACTTACTCCAATATCGTTTACGGAGAAGTTGAAATTGGAAAAATTAACATACGATGCGGAATTGAAGTAGTTAATATCCTTATTTGCATCGGATACTATTACACTGAAAATGTTTTCTCGTGCGTGAAGATTTCCACGACCATCATCAACAATGGTATAAACTTGGTCACCCGAATCTTCGATTATTTCCACACTATTTTCAACAATTTTATCACCAAAATATGCTTGAGGAATGGTTACAACTTTTATATTATCATATACAACTCGATTTTTTGCATCCAAAAACACATCAAAATTTTCCAACCCCAATAATTTCGTTGGGTCATTTGAATTGTTGTAGAACAAGTTCTTGATTTGATTGTAAGTAATACGTTTGTAGGTATTATTCAAATTTTGAGGCTCTATATCAGGATTAAATTTGACATAACTATCAACTTGAATACCATCTTCAAAAGTCAAAAAATTATCCTCGGATTGTTCGAGACATAAATCACATGATGAGTTTGTAAATGGAACATCCATAGTCAAATCAAATCTATACGTTGGACCATTATAAGGATCACGACTCGTACTTAATTCGTTGTAACTTTCCAACAAGAAAAATTCGGAGGCGGCTTCGATACTGATGTAGGAAGATGTATCTTCTACCAAAATTTCATAATTACTTATGTTTCGTAACGAAGATGTACATCCAAATTGCCAACCATCCCCATAATCTATAAATTCTAAAGCTAGTGGAGTAGATAAGAAGCCCGCTACTCCGGTGGTGAATGATTCCGCGATAAACGATGAACTTGTGGAACTTGATTCTTCCGATGTGAATGTATCCCCACTTTCCGAAGAAAAAGATGATGAATATATCACATATTCAAAATCTACATCACCTAGAAGTAAACTGGTGTTTTCCTTGCTTGTGGCTCTCCATCTTTTTGAAACGACAAATGGAACGGCACTAACATCATCTTTCTTGAGACTCTTAATCATTAATCATAAATATGAGTCACATTATGATTTTCATTCAATAATCAATTAAAAGTCAAGTCGGACACGAATTAGAAGTTCGTTTGTGAAGTCTTTTTTGGTTGGACGACTCATCTTCGCAATAGCAACCAACTCATTTAGTTCGTTATATAGACCAACTGTGGTAATATAGGTTTTTGGTTCGGCCTGTAATTGCGTGATAATTTCACCCTTTGTATAATTTTCATCCGTGGTTTGATAAACAAACGATGGATTGTTGGAGAAATTGAAATCTTGATTCTTAACTCGTATGAAATAGTGAGCAGACGGAACAATTTCCGATTTTCTTACTCGCATCATACCATTTGCACTTGGGGTCAATTTACCAAATAAAGACTGGTGATTGACGATAGACGATGTAGCGGAGTTGTTATATACGTGACCCGCGTAATGTCTTAATTTATCCGCATTTAAGATTAAAATACCATTCTTAGGATAAAATAGACCCAATCCTTGATATTCCGATGCGGCAGCCGTTGAACGACCCAAAGACTCATCAAAACTACCCGAAACAACCTGATAAACTAGTCGTTGTTCTTTTTGTTCCGCCGCTGTCAATATTGGTAACTCGTCAATCAATTGAAGACTTGCACTAGTATTTGATCCGGTAATTTTAAATGTCCATTGACCTCTATCAACTTGGTCTTTCATTAAATCGGATGAGAAAGCAATTACGAAAATTTCTGAACTGGTTATGTAAGTTGCGGCTGCGGAACTACCCGTTTTGAAACTAAACTTCCCATCAACATCCGCAATACCCAACAATAAATTTTTATATTGGGTGTAAACAGCTGCGGAACTGGAAAATACCGATGAACCGGAAGTTGCTCCACCGTTGTTTGAATCACCATAACTTATTGAAAATAACAATTGTCGGTTACTTACATTATCATCGTAGACGTTGGTATAGTACATTCCATTCAATACGTCATATATACCATTGGCACCGGTTAATTGCGTTTGTGCGCTGGATGTATAAAATGCTGATTGAGATATTTTGACATCGCCGCCGGGAAAGTAACCACTGGAAACTGTGGTTGTTTTACCCGAAATGACATCGGTGACTTCAAATGGTTGATATATCTTAAAATTTGACATAAAGTAGATTATTCGACGGTTACGGTCACTGGAATACTTACACCACCACCGCTTTCATTACCAACGATGGTCAATGTGGTAGTCGTTGTACGAGTAAGTTTCGAGGATGGGATAAATGCGAATTCCAATCCAACAACTGCTTGAGAACTTTCTGCCGATGTATCACCCGCAAATGATGTGACGGTTCCAACTGTCGTGCTCGTTGGTGCTTGAACTTTAACTATCAACGAACCAACTTTTGTATTACCTAAAATTGCGGTATATCCACCATTGACGTTGTAATTATTTGGTGTAGTAGATGGAGAAATGACAATTTGAGCGGTATATGTAGATGCGATACTGATAGAACTTTGTGCGATAGATACTGTAGGAATGAATGTCGTTCCTTCTTCCAAGGTCACCAATTTGAACTTCATTACTTGCGTTTCGTCGGTATTTGGTTCAAAAACCGGAGTATTAATCAACGCAATTTCCTTCAACTCTTCTGAATCGGCGTTTTCGTTGAAGAGGCTGTAATCAATTTCGTCGTCAGCTAATGCAAACGATGAAATTTTTAAACTTCCGTTAGTCGCAAGAAGTTCTCTTCCTTTTTTTGTTAAAACTGCGTCAACAACGATGGATTTGTTATCTAAGTATGCCATATAATCAATTAATAAATAGTTTCAAATTTGGGTTTTTTGTTTTTATTTTTAAACTGTAATACCACCTTCCATGTTTTTGATGGATGCACCGACTGGTATTGTTATTATAGGTTCTCTATCTGATTCATTTGGTTCGTTTATCGTGGTAAACTTGGTTTGTCTCGATTTACCGGTATAAACCAGTCCAGTATCCAAACTACCGGTATCAAAATACAATTCTTTACGAAATGGAATATTCTTACGGCTGATATGACGGAAATTCTCCACATCTGTTAAAGTTGTATATGCAGAAGACGTTACAAACGAACTACCACTGATAACTAACGTGACCTTTTTAAAGTCTTTTACCACGTTATTTGAATCAACCCCATCATCGGAATAACTCAATGTTCGTTTTTCGTTCAAAGTATAAGCTTTGTATGTCTGTCCGTCGAATTCCACATATCCAAAAGTATTTGGAAATATACTGACCATATACTTATCGGGGGTATCTTGGATATTTTCGAACGCTGAGAATGTATTGGTCACAAACGTCGAGTTTACATTGGAAGTTGCAGCCACGGGTATTTCCGATGCGTTAAGAGATATTAATTCACCCTGATCAATATCCGCGATAATTTCTTTCAGGTCTATAATTGCATCCAAAGTTTGAATTTCACCTATAAACACTGCTTTTTCTTCAATACGACTTCTCTCCAAAATAGTTGGTTCAACCAATATTCCTTTATAAACTCTATTTCTAGCAGGCAAGACATTTTTCAATGTATCAAAAATGCTTTTATCTACGAAAATTTTGTATATCGTAAATAACTCATTGAATAAAATACGATTGATGTAGTTTTCCCCATAATAGTTTTTCCGTAAGGTTTCTAGTCCCAAATATTTACGTCCGAATTTTTCTCTTGGGTCGGAAATACTTGATACGATTTCATAATCCCCGAAGAAATTCAATATGTCTTTATTTCGTTCGTGTATTGGTGATAGGAATATACCCAATTTATTAGCATCACTGTAGTAATTGTATTTAGATTTCGAGGTCCGTGTATTTGTTGGGGATAATGTATTATCCAACGTGGTCAATGATGTATATTCTACTTTATCATTTTCAAACCGACTTGGTCCAACCTCTCCTGTGAAATATTCATTACTGATGTCAAATTCACGGCTTTGGTGTGGGAATAGTGAATAGGACTGACTTACACAACTCGATGTATCGAAAGAATCGGAGATGTTGCTTCCCGTAAAATTATACATCAATGCGTAAGCCGAACTGTAATATCTATTGGCATTATCAACTCTAAATCCAGTAAGTTGTGAAGAACTATAACTTACATCAAATGGAATTCCAAAGTGGAACCGGAATAAAATTTCTTCATAACTTGATGATGGTTGTCCTTGGTAGTAAGAGTTAAAATTCTTACACTTGATGTAGAAATTCTCATCCGATAACGCAACTGATTGGAATACAAACTTATCCAAACATCCGTAGAACTTGACCACTTCATAACCACCGATTTCAGTCAAGAAGAAATTCTCTTGGTCATTTTCAGCAATCAAATCCAAGTCATCAACTTCATCTTCCAATAAAACACTTTGATTTGCCGTAGGAATGTTACCCAATTCCGAAATCAAGTTTAAATTAGTGTCTACATTTCCGAAATAAGTTAATCCACCAACATTGTCAAATGCGGTATTCAAGGATCCACTAAGATAGAAACTAAACTTTTTATCAATTGGTTCCAGACAATATTCGTTTCTATGAACACATATGTCGTATCGAGTTGGAACCAAATTGTCATCAGATGCAGTTTCAAAATTTGAATCAATTGGATTCTTTCTAAGTAAAAGACTCATCACTTCACCATTGAACATGTAGAAAGGTTCCGTCACCGCCGCAAATGATTCATCACCACTTTTTATAACGAAGTATAAACTACCCAACGTATCGCTTATTTTTATGAATCCAAACGAATAAATTTGGTCACCACCGGAGAATGAACTATGGATAGGAACAATGACCTGAGAGGTTGGATATTTTGTGGTATCAATATACAATTTGAAGTCAACCGATTTAAATGGTTCTAAATTTACAAACTCCACCCGTTCTTCCTCGGAACCAATGAATTCCAATAAATATTCCTTTTCTTCAATGGTATATGATGAACTAATTTCATTTTGCGTATATCCCCCACCAAATTCTTTCACCAGAATAAGATTGTTTGGGATACCATATATCGCAAATATCTGTCTCAGACACTCTTCGGTTCCTTTACTTTTATATATTGATGGTAAATTAGTTAATAATCTCTTCCATATAGTTTTCGTTTTATCATCAACGGAAATTGAGTTGTTATACTTATTGGATTCTGAACTATTGAGGTATAATTCATCCACTTCGGAATATTCCAATGTTCCACTTAGTCCCGGTGGAACTTTAAAGCCAAATCCATTCAAAATATTCGTGATTAACTTTCCAGTCAATCCCGTTGAAGTATCATCGCCGATATTTTTGTAAATACCGATATTGGAAATGTAAAGATAGATGTTATCAAAGTGATGACCAACCATACTCAAGAACTTGAGATACTCATCGTTATCAGTGTCATTATATACATACTCCGGGGTGTTGTTTATAAGACTATCACGATTGTTGATGTCATACTCAGCACTATCGGTATCCAATGTGGCAACATAACTAGACGCACTAGAATCCGTTGTCGATTCAACAAATGTCTCAGATGAAGTATCGTAAATGAAATATCCAGTCTTGTAGAGATATGATTCATAACCATCAAAACTTGCAAATATCGAATCAATTTCTTTATTGTTTAACTCAATTTTGTTATACACCCCAATTTTATCATTGGTTGCTGAATTAGTTGGATCAAAGGATTCCAATTCATCATTTTCTTCTTCTAAAACCGTTATTCTTGATATTTTATTTTTAAATATTTTGACTCGTAAGTTAGCCGATGAGAAGATGACAAATTTGCTAAAATCAGTATAATCTACGTTGATATTTGCAATCTTCTTGTTGACATCAATTTTATTTTTGATGTTACGATTCACTTCCAATTCATCAGACGTGTAATACTTCGTTCCCAAAGTTCGTGCAGATAGTTCGTTTATATCAATGCTGAAATTGGGTTTATTTAATTTGATTGTATTCTTTTTAACACTACTCTCAAAGTTAATAGTTTGGAAGAAAGGTTCAATGGAAATGTTGACTATATCTGAGAAATCTCCAATGACATATTCGGATGGAATACCATCTTTCAATTTCAACCAAAGTTCATTTCCATTTATTTTAAGAGTCAGTATTGGAAAAATTTGACCATTAATTTTCAACGCATTTTTAAGTGGACTCTTGAACTTATTTTTGAAATCCGATTCAATCGTTGTGAGAGTGTTTTTTAGAAATACATTAAATACACCATATAGATACTTTAATGAATCCGCATATTGCAATCTAACATCCGCTGGAAAATTGGATGGGGATTTATAGGATGCCAACCGACGTAACAATTTTTTATCACATGCGGCAAAATTTATTTCGTTGACCGATGTATTAAAATTGTTAAAGGTATTTACAAATTCATAGTTGAATTTGAGATAATTTAGTAGATAATCTTTTATACCGAGGTAAGAAATGCTTTTTTGAATCTCACCGTCGTAAATAGTTTCACCGTAAAACACACTACGTAAAATTTCAAACACACCATCAGAATCATTTTCCGCCAAACCAAATAATTGTTTTAGAGAATTGATTTCGGATTTGAAATTATCCTTTGTTAGATTATAAACATCGGTGATGTTGAATGTGTTTACATAATATTCAAAATCATCGTAAATTCGATTGTTGATAAATGTGTTATAACCCAATGATAGAAATTCACTATTTAACTTAAAATCAGAATCGGATACGCGGCTTGGAAAATTAATTTCCACACCACTATTTCGGTGATTTTTATTATACGCAAATAATGTAACTGGAAAATCTTCCGTAGTGTCCAGTATGATTTGTCGTGTGGATGGTTTGTAAATTACATTATTGACATATTCAACTCCACCATTAAAAGAACCATCCTTTATTTTACTAAATTTGACAAGTGTTATATCCCCACTGACAAAGTTTAGATTGTAGACTGTTCCCGATTTCAAACTCAAGGATTTATTTCCATCAAATAAAATTTGATTACCATCAAAAGTAACGGAAATGTTATTGACTACATTTTCACTATTGAACGATTTTACTAATTTTATTTCTCTACGAGAATTGCTTATCTCTTTGATTATTAAAGGATTCGTCTGTGAGAAAAAATTCGATATAGGAGTCAACGATAGATAGAAATTGGCATCGGTGATAGAATTCTGTTCAACAATATCTTTAACAGAAATTAAGACATCCCGATTTCCATTTTGAATCAAATTGGAATTTGGTGGAAAGTAGTAATCTCGGAATACATTGTTATCAATATCCTCATATCGGTAAAAAAACTTTGTAGTGGTTGTAAAGCCAACCAAAGTGGATGAGGTGATTGGTTGTTTTTGACTATTATAGACACCAATCTCAATTACATCTTTTGTCGAATTACCAAAGAAATATTCTTGTGTAGATGAACTCGTAAACAATACATTCTCTCTCGAATTTATATAGCCTACGTCATTTATCTCATTGGGTGATTCTTTTAATATATTGAACATACCTTACTATAACTATTAAAACGACTTACTAATTTACAATCAATGTGTTAGAATGTTTTTGGGGTATAAGGAAACTCAACATTAAAATCAGACTTAGATTGACCCTCTCCCCTATCAATACGAAGTTGAATAATCAATTCTCTAGTAGCGTTCAATTGAGATTCCAACCGATTTATCTCATCTACCGCGTTATTGGTTTCGGTTACCTTATATTGGAGGTTTGTAATAGTGTTCTCCAACATCTGTATAGTTAGTTGAGAATCATCATTTTGAGTATCGGGTGTATTGTTCGTCGGAGTCACATCTACGAATTCTTCAAATGCAAGTGGATATAGAATGGCCAATTTATCATCTTTATACTCAAGATTATTCAACGACAACTTTAAAAATTGTTGATTAAATACGTCAGATTCTTGTTTAAAAAAGAGATTACCAACGGAATTGTAACTGTATGTGTACAATAATGTTCCGTTTCTAAACGAATTGATTTCGTCACCAAATTTATTCAAATCTGCCATATTATCTTATGATTTTAAAAACACTACCATTATCAAATAATTGAATAGAACCGTCGTCTAACTCAGTTTTAATGAGTATTCGATAATATCTCTCCTGAGCCAATCCCGTCGTATCTAAATAGAAATAATTTCCATATTCATCACAACTCAATTTAGTATAATCATCAAAGTCAATAATGGTTTCGGAACTTTCATTGTCTTTAATAGCGTAGAAACTTGATGTTGGTAGGTATTTTGGAGTTAAATAAGCAGTCTGTGCAGACACAAATCGTTTTAGTGGGTTTTGTTCACGTGCAGATACCGTAAATTTCACCTTAGCCCCACTCTTATATTCCTTTTTTATACCTTTTATGGAAACATTCACACCGAGACTTGCGGTTACTGGTGATAAACTGGCCGTTACAAAGGATGAGTCATCCCATTTAACGTCTAAATATGGAGAATAAATGGTATTCGTCTCACGACCGAAAAACTTGAGATTACTTGTCGCATCTTCATTCAATTCATCGGAAGTGAGTAGTATAATTCCTTCGTTTGGAATACAACCACAAATCCACGCTTGGCAAATACGAGTAACATCAAGTTCTATATCTGAGGATTGGTAACTGAAAGATTGACTGCATATGTAACTAGCCCCGGAAACGGCGGAACAAAAACTTTGACTTGGATCATTGGAACAGCTGACTGGTGCCGAGTAATACCAAGTTCCCCCTCCCCGAGCAAACACCGCAACCGACGCAGTATCCAAGTAATTTGCCCCGGATAAATTTGTATCTAAATCAATATTTGGATACCAAACACTTGAAGTATCTGGATATTCTCGATAAGACCAATTTACTCCTGTATTGCCACCACCCGCAGCAAAAATACCCGTTCCCATATCCCAACTTTGACTTATTGGGTATGCATAGATTTTATAATCTACCCCAATTTCCTTCGACTCCACCGTTCGGAGATTGAGAATGAATTTTGGATTTACCACACTTCCATTAGCAATAGATTCACTAATGGTGGTCAAATCGAACTTCAATATAGAACGTTTTATGAAGGTTTTATACTCCGTAACGTAACGGTTTAAAAGATAATCATAAGACCCCGATATATACCCCGATAAAATACCCGTGAAATTCTCCAAACTACCAGTGAACCCGCATATTGAACCACTAAATGACCCCGATGCACTACCGGATACGTAATTGCTACTCGAAATACCGGAAAAATAATCAACTGTGAATGATAATGACATATGTAATAAATAATATCAAGTAGACGAAACTATCAGAGTATTTTCAGAATCATCAATCATTTGATTCTCAGAGTCGTCAACTAAGTCAAACTCAACCGCAACAATTTGGTCACATAATATAAATCCATTGACACTACCCGTTGCACAATCAATACTACCGGTGAAGGTTCCGGTGAAATTATCCATACGAGAAGATACCAATTGGTTTGAACCCGATGTTCTTGCCACCGACGCGGTAATATAACCTATAATTAATTTGTTTATAGCACCGACTTCAATATATGGATCCAACGCAAAATTTTTCTCAACGTAATCGGGATAGTTCATTACGTAAGTATCTTTTTGACAATATATAAAATGATGCATATGATTAACAACTTCCCGTATCTGGTTCTATCCACATACCACTACCTGAAATAAATGCCGACCCACTTGTTATATCTCCCGAACCAGTCAGGGAACCCGAAAAATACCCACTGAAAGATAAAACTTGTAAATTCAACCTATCTCTCGAAATTTCACTTGAACCAGTTACAACAAACGTAACAACATTACGAGTAAACGCATTTATTTCCAAAATTTCATCTCGTCCGAAATTTTTCAAATAATAATCCGGGTCATTACAAATGAATGTGTCGGATGATGGAAATATGAATTTATGCATATTACAATACTTTACCTCTAATATCGACGTCTGGATATTTTACTTCAAAAATAGTTGGGTCGATTGGTGGGTATATAATTTTATTCTTTGTTGCGGATGGTAAATCATATTCATAAATTGAATAATTATCCCCAGCCAAATTCTCGATTTCCAGATGAGCAACTGATTGAACTCCTTCAATTTTAGCAATTTCTAATTCCAATTGACCGATGTTAATTGGTTGTGAAAATTGCCATGATTCGGAATTGAAAAAGTTTTTAATGGAGTCTATACACTCCGTCAATACTTCTTTTTTGTTGTAAGTGGAATACGTCAAAATTGTAAAATCGACACCGATGTTAACGACGAATCCATCAATGATATTTATTCTATCTGACATCATTCGGTATTTCGATAGATAATTCCGTAAATTGTGTGCAAGTGCTTCGTTAACCGGAGTTAAATTGCCATTATCGTCGTATGCAAGAACATAGAGATTTATACCCAATGGATTTACGCCTTCCAAATTTACTTTACGATAGTCTTTATTTTTTTCATCAACAACGATGTTGTTGTTTTCATCAATTAATCCTTGAATATACGTCGTATTGTTGGTATATAAATCATTTTCCGTTATCACATGGACTTTAGATACCTTACCAAATTCCGCTGGCATACTCAATGTTCTCGCAATATAATCTTCTTTAGTCACCATTCTATTTTGTGTCGCAAAGTTTGAAATTGCATTTTGTTTGATTTCCAAAATACTTTCTTCACCCGCACCACCGGTAGCTGATGTGGAGTTTTCAACACGTAAACTATTTTTGATGGTATTTACCAAATTTAATTCGGATGGTAAATATTCTTCAACCTCATCGAAAGCAACTTTACTGATAGTGGTAATATCCCCAACGTTTGCGTTTGATTCTACTCCCCCACCAATAATATATTTGACCGTTAGAGTTGTATTGAATGGTGATAATCCATAAGAATTAGAATTGACGAATGCGGTTGGATCCAACGTCAAATTATATTTACTGATATTGGCAAATCCTACACCCAACAACTCTGAATTAGGTATTAAAATTTCCTCTTCCAAACTATCCGTAGATGGTCCAAATTGTATATACGTTTTGTTATTTTCGTCTACATCAATAGTATAACGTCGATTGGTTCGCAAGTATTTCAATATGTTAGGTACGGATGAACGATATTGAGAAAATGTTTCAAAATTTAATTGGTTGTTTTCAACCGGCAACTCCACTAAATCTTGGGCAAGATAATCAACCTGATACCAATTGTTGTTATCCGCGTCAATTATGCTAATCACCTTAATAACATTCGTTTCAGCCAATTCCACTCGAAGATTTGGGTTTTGACTGGTAACATTGAATTCCCGTGTAATAATTTTACCGGAATAAGCTTTGGTGGATTTTCTTAAAAGATAAAACTCCGGTTCTCCTACATCGTTTCGTGAGAACACTTCGTCGGTTCGGGGTGACGTTACACTGTCAATGGAAAAATCAAGAGTTTCTGTGGTTATAAACGCAGCTCTATTTGAGGATAATACTTCCATACCCTCCCTCACTCGCATAGCATATCTCGTATCTGGTTCGAATGTGCCGTCGGATAATCGTTTTGATGGAACTATGATATACGCATCTAAAGTTGTTATCGCGGGTTTAGTAGGTTTGGAGATGTATCCTAAATACTTAGCCAGTTGAATAACATTCTTACGTTCTTCTGCAAAATTAATCAATCCTTCTTTGTATTGATAATCAATGTAAAAAGATAAAACATCACCAACATACGCAGCCATGTCGATAAACATTGTGCCCGGTGCTGCATCACTAAAATCTTTGTAACTTCTTGGATAGTATTGTTTAGAGAACTCAATCAATCCTTGTTTCAATTGACCAAAATCTCGTCCAAGATATTTTACCTCTCTTGATTGAGGTTTAAAATTTTTATCTAATACGGTTGCCATAATTATATATTGACACTTTGTAAGTCAAATGTTACCGAATCTTCAGTTTTCGTCTGTTTGATAGTAAACGACACAGATATTCTCAGTTTATAATTATCATCTCCTACGGGGTTTTCAACATTAATAATGTCAATTTCATCAATACTTACCTCTGGAATCCAATATGAGATTTCTTCAAAAAGGATATTTTTAGCAATTTCGTTCAAATTATCCGTTTTTTGTTCAAAAACCAGCTCATACAACTTTGTTCCAAATTCCGGTGACATTCGGCGTTCACCCTTCTTGGTCTTTAAAAAATTCATGAGATTTTGTTTCACTTGATTGTTTGTATCAAATGTTTGCTGAAAATACCCACCAGTTCCCCTTATAAAAGGAACTTCTAACCCAATAGGTGCATATGATGCTGATGTTCGGGTGGCCATTATTATCTCTTTTGTTTAGCTATTTTATCGGCAGCCTGTAATACCGAAGCATAATTCTTCGTAAAGACCCCAGACAACGAATCAGGCACCGCCTCTGGTGAGTCTAATACCGAGGGGGCACTCTGTTGAGACGCCATCATCGAATTACTATCGTCATTGGGGATTTTAACGGTGGTTTCGTTTAAAATCTGATTTAGGATAGGGTTCGTTGAAAAGGTTTTAGGAGCCACAACTGGTGCTGGTCTGGAATCGGTGATTCTTTTAGACGAGTCAACCACATTTTTTAATATTTTGGTGGTATTTTCAACAACTGGTTGTTTTTGGTTCTTGAAATATTCATCCAAAATTGCAGGTAATGCGGTTTTTAACTCCGTATTAACGATTTCACGAATTAGTTTTTTAAATTGATCTGCATTCATAACGTATATATATTAAAATTTTCTCGGACTTTCTCTTCTATTTGAGGCTGGCCATCCACCGGGAACACCCGTTCCAGAGAATGTGTTTATTTTAGTTGATGGAACACCATCTACAATTTCTCCACCATCTCCACCCGGAGCATAACCCCCACCCGTCAAAAATACTCGACGACTCATAATGGTATGAATCTTATCACGTAAACTACGTAATTGTCTGATTTGCACCGGAACTTGGGTATTTTTAGGAGTCGGAACACCCACATCTTCATGGGTGTGTTCGTGCCAGTGGGTATGTTCCTCCAACCATAAACATAAGTCGTATAACCAATCAGCTAAAGTCTGACCCAATACCGCTGGTTCGTTTGTATTATTATGTTCTCCCAAATATATAGCTGGTGAGTTAAACACCGTCTTGGTATTTGTGGTAAAAACTATTTGATTATGGGCATCGACAGTATATTCACTATCAGTTGTTACCATATAACGTTTCTTCGAAAAATGTAACGTCTCCCCAAACCTAGACGCAAAAATTAATCTATCACTATGTATTACAATTTGATCCCCACTCAATTCGGGCATTTTAAACGTGGTTGCGTTTGGTGGATTAAATTTGACCTGTTCCTCACCAGAATTTGTTGAAAAGTATTTTTTGTAACACGTTGTTTTAAATCTTGATACCGTCAATCCACTTGTTATGTGAATAGAACTACCATCGTTGTTTATATCTTCAATTAAATATCCACCAACATTCTTCTCATTTGGTGAAGAGTTAACATCATCTATCTTATTTAAGAGTGGATGTAATTGTTGTGTATTATCTTTCGCAATAGGTCTTTGTCTATTACGAATCAAAATCATGGGATTGCCACCACCAACCTCTTCCTTGTCACTTTTATAGTTGTCGTAAACCCCTTTATCATTTTTACGATTATCGTCGTAGGCCCCCATTCTTATACTTTGACCAAACCGACTTTCAAAAATTGAATCTCCCTCATAATGTTTGAGATTTCGAATTTTATCATTAAACCAGAAGTAATTTCCCAAAATACCACGGAACCCCGAATAGAATCTATCATTCGTTGAATCGAGTCGAGATTCTGGCCCACGTAATTCAACAACCGTTGTGGAACCGGAATAACTCCGATTGGATATTTTCTTACCATATGTCTGTTCGTATCTAAAATCGGCGGAGGTATTGTTGTCATTTTTGGTGTTGATTTTGTTTGTATAGTAAAATTTATCCAAGATATAAACTACATTAACCACTTCATTTAATACTGGATATGTTGTAAAACTACTATCAATTGGAATTGCCCAAATCAAATTTTCCTTCTCAACCTTTTGTTGTGTATAACATAGTCTCACTAACACAGTTCCAATTGGATAATAACTTTTATCCGAAGAACTTGCTGGAAGATTATTGTAATTTTTAGGATATTCCGATGGAATGGTAATGTTTCCCATTTCCCCATTTGCAAACAGAGGATGTTTGTCGTCGAGAATGATGTCCAAAACAACCCCCGGTTCGAACTGCGGCATGTTTTCACCCACTTGGAGATATTTGACATCTCTAAAAGTGGATAATTTGTTTACATCATCGGTTGAATTATTTAATATTGTTCGACCAGATGAATTCATGATTTGATTTCCTTAACTTTTACTAACTCGGTGGAATTTTTTTGAACATCCTGCATCGCATCCAACAACTGTTTACGTTCCTCGTCAGTTATGGCAAATGATTGGTCACCATCTCCACCCTCATTTTGTTTGGATAAAATACGTTGTATAACCGCAGCTAATTTTACAAGTTGTTCATCGTTTTTAATTCCAGTGTCGAGATAATCACGAATAAGTGGCACGATAACCATTGCGTCGTTCACACTTTTAATCAACGGACGGAGTTCACTGATTAAAATATCAATTTGGTCCTTCTTTTCATTCTGATTAACTACAATTTCTTTACAGAGTGATGAGAACGACTTACCTTTATATATTTCAAATTCGATAGTTTCCATAACAATAAATATCAGATTGACCGCCTTTTACGATTTTTCCACAAATTCTTCCGATGTGACTCCGATTTGGCAACACCTTTGGTTTTTTGACGAATTTTTTCACGTCGTTCATTTTCTATTTCTTCTAAGGAAACCTTACCAAGTGTCCAACCTTTTATAGAAAGTCTTTTACCATTTAAAAACAAATTTAACCCACCACTATCAACTTTGTATTTTTTTCTAAAATCATATGGTGTAAGAGTTTCGACTATTCCCATTGATTCGTTGTAAAAGGCATATTTTGTTTTAATGTAACGTGCATTATTAATTCCTGTATGAGCGATACGATTTTTCTCTTTTTGTTTTTTTGTCTTCGGTTTACCATACATATAGGATTTTTCACCCCTATTTGCCAAACTTTGTTTTATACGTGTTTCCAGACGTCTTTCGGAAACCCCCGACCAACTTTTCAAATAATTGCACAAATTTTCCATACCGTAGAAATCTATAAATGCGGATTCTAATGATAACGCCTCTATTTCCACGACGTTCTCAATCAACTTTTCATACTTTGGAGACAAACCTTTTTTAACTAGGTCATAAATCTTATTAAACAACTTATAGTTTGTCTTGTTAGGAACTTTTCCCAACCTCACATCTTTTTCATGTTTATACATTCTATTACCACACCCCTTACCGACGTAAAATACTTCGTCTGTAAGGGGATGTGACAATTGATAGGTGTAATATTTATTAACTAAGGGAACCGTTTTCGACATAGAGCTTAGTAATCTTATTCTGATACTCTTTCATCTTATTTATCACTTTTGTAATCTGCTGCGTTTTGCACGAAGAAATTTCACGGATATAAAGATATAATGCCTTCTTATTGAAGTGGTCTATTCGATCACTATTACGGAATAACTCGACGACTGCCTCAGCAATTTTCAAATCTTTCTTCTTGGTGAATATCTCGGTGAGATTTCTATCCCAATAATCCACCATCATTGTGATGAATTGTTTAGTTTCCATTTCTTTGTGATGTGTATCCTCAGATTGTAATCTAACGGTGTTCGCTTCATTCTCTTCACTGATATCAACTTGTTGGTTATATCGTTTGTAATTGGAATTGTTATTGAATATCAGGTAGTTCTTCGCAATGATACTGAAATATGAAAATGCCTTACCTTTACCTTCTTCATATTTATGAATGTTAGCCACCAAATGTGAAAGCGTTTCTTTTTGTACTTCCAATGGACCTACATCGAAGTAACTGAATTTGAATGTGTTAAAGATATTCTCCACCAACTTTTCAAATGCAAACTTTATCTTGGTGTTGAAGATTTCATTGCGTTTATCAATATCTTCTTCTTTATTATACAATACAATGGAGTCTTCCGTATCTTTGGTAAAATACATTTTTTCAAAGGACGGTTTACGAACCTTCTTCACTGGAACCTCAACTACTGGTGTAGGTGTGGGCACCGGCGTTACTTTCGGTTTTTCTTCACAAACATCGACTATCTGAACCCTATTTACATTTTTAATTTTAGCCGATTTGAATGTCTTTTTAGAAGTAACCTTATTCCTAGAGCCGGGTTTATTCTTGACTGTTTTCTTTGTTTTTGTTTTTTGAATCATCGTCGTCATAGGTTTTTTCTTTTAAATCGTTTATTATATCAACCATGTTAGAAAAAACAAACCCAACTTCATCATCCTTTTCAAACATTTCCCGGTCGTCAATAAATTTCAGTTTAGCGTAGGTATCTTGAACCATCTCTTTGAAATCCAAAATCCAGACTTCGTATATTTTTACTTTCGTAAGACTTACGTTTAACGCTTTATAAAGAAAAATATTGATTGCCACCGACACCACTAATAAAATTGAAACTATAATTATCATATTTAATAAGAACTTTCATCATCGTCTGTATCCTCGACATATTCTTCGAGATATTCTATCGCCTCATAAACCAAATCCCAATCTGATCGAGTTGTTGATTTTCTTAACATTTTTAATACTGCGTTTATATTGTTTTCGTCCATAACATAAACTACATAGTAACCAATATTCAAAAAATCAAATTAATTTCGAAAAAGTCTCGCAAACTTCGTGTGTTTGGCCAGTTTTTTCTTTTTATCGACATTTTTTACTACATTTGATGATATTAATTCCGTGTTTGTTTCATCTGTCACGACACTATCATTCAAATTACTAATGTCAAGGGTATTTATGATAATTTTTTTTTTTATCGTCGGTGAATAATATGTTATTATATGCCAATAGGAGACAAATTGCAAGTGGATCAAACACGGAAATTAATAGGGCAATGAACCATTTTACAATAGTGTCCATGGGAACATTGAATTCATCCGACACATATTTAAATGTGATTATATCACTCTTACTACGAGATTCGACTTTTACGTTATTAATAGTTGTCTGCAAATTCAATAATTCCTCGTTCGAAGATTGGATTTTCTGATTCTCTAATTCAATATTCTTTTCGTTATTAGTTATCAGGTCCAAAGTTTGCGTTTGGATTTCTTGTAATTGAATTGGATTTCGAGCCAAGAAAGTATTCGTCATTGAATCATTCAATCTCTTTTCTTGATTCACCCGAAGGCTGTCGATAGTTAATATACGACTTTTGGATTGTTCAATTTTTGACTGAGTAACCAATTTTTGAGACTCATACATTGCAATTTTTTCTTCGTATGTTGAGTTTTCTAAAGAAGATTTTTGATATGCAGAACTCAAATATCCAAATATACCCAATGAAGTAATAAACATTAATACAACAACCCCAATGGTTAAGTATATTTTCAAAAACGATTTAGTCGATTCCCAATATCTAAACAAATAACTAGTCGCTACTAATTTACCCAATTCCAAGGAGGAAGCCATAATGATTGCGGCGACCATAGAACCTGAAAATAACATGGCAATACCAATAATAGAAAAATAAGCTGCACAGGTTGCGATGAAAAAGGATGTGAAACCAACTAAATTTTTAAAAGAAAAGACGTTCATAAGACATAAATATGGAAATAAAAGAAAAAACCCCATCTTTCGATGGGGGTTTTCTATAAACCTATGTATATAAACGTATTACGTGATTAACGATTTTCTCGTTTCCACAAATCATACTCCGTTCGACAAGCGATAAAATCACCTTGATGTAGGATACGGGGAAGATTGGTCTTCAATTCGTAATCAGGATTGTAATTTTTCAAATATGAGGTGTTTGCTTCGTGATAAAGACCATCTGACAACTTAATACCCAAGGTTTCTTTCCAAGTGCAGACAATTCCATACTGTTGAAGAATATACAAAGCTCGGTCAGTGACGTCCATATATTGAAGATTGGTGTTGAACTTGAATATCTCACCACGATTTTTTACATGCCAGTCGCTGTCTTGTGGTAGATAGTATTCACCTTGTTGTCGGTCACCCAATTTACCCAAATCGTGATGAAGTGCGGCAAAAATTAGTTCTTCATCGGTGAAATCAATTTCCGCACCCATTACTGTCCATAACTTTTTGACACCCATGGAAGCTTTACAAACTCCTAAAATATGGTCTAAGTATCCACCAATATAGGCATTGTGGAAATGTGCTTTTGCGGAAGCAGGAGCGGTTATCAATCGAAGTCCGTATTCATTCTCACTATAAAGGTGGAGAAGTTTCTCCAATCGTTCACCATCGAAATTCTTTTTAAGAAATGTGATGAATGACTCGTAATTATCTTGTAATTCTTGTTCGGTATATTCTTTCATATGACATGAATATACGTCACGACCAATAAAAGACAATTTATTATATCTCTGTATTTTTCAGAGTGAGTAGATATTTCTTACCGTCGTGGGATAACTGATTTATTTTAGCGTCGGTTATGTCACCATCCTTTGCCTTCTCATAAGACAATTTCATAATTTCCTCAAGGACGGATTCTAACTTTTCCAATGTTTCTTTTTTCATATTAAGTCAATGTGAATGTTCTCCACTGACTTCCAACATAACCCTGAAATGAACCCGAAGTCAAGTTGTAAATAACCGTACCAGCTTGGACATTTGTTAAATTATTGACTTGGTTTTGGGTATATTGATAAACTGCAAATCCCATACCATCTTTACCACCCACCACTGAAACATTCGCATTGGCGCTATAAGATGATGAAGTAGAAGAACCTGCGGTGGTTGCATATGTCGAAAGACTCGATGTTTCTGCAACCACCGCAGTTTCGGAATTTTCACAACTAACAGAATGTTCTGACTCTTTGGGAATGAGATTATCCGTAAAATATCCGGTAAGTTCATGTACGGACATGTTTTTTGTTTCGGAAAAATCTCTATCCACGACCACAAGTAAATCTTGCGAGTCTAAACTAGCAGACGTAAGTGGGGACAATTCTGTTATTCGTTTGTTTGCCATATATCAACACATAAATATGTGTTTATAATTGTTTTTTGGTTTTTTTAATGATAAATTGTACTAATTTGCTACGAACAATGTCGTCTTCGGTGAATTGGAATGTATAAATTCCATTCTCCCGACTCTCAGCATCATCGAAAACATCATACATTTTCTTGAATCCACTTTTACCATTAATGTCGGCTTGGTCAGGATCACCAATTACAAAGATTTTACTGAATTCACCAACACGGGTAATCAACGTCATCAATTCCTTGGTGGTTAAATTCTGTGCTTCATCCGCAACAATGGCCTTTGCATTCCAATTTAATCCTCGGAGAAATCCAACAGGAATAGAATCAATATGACCACCTTTTTGTAAAGCATCTATATCTCCATGACTAAGAAACTCATCCAATTTATCTAATAATGGTTGGAGATATGGTGCCATTTTTTCACTACTCTCACCGGGCAAAAAGCCCAATTTACTATCACTACTTTCAACGGCGCTACGAATGTATAAGAGATCACTGACTCGTCTATCATTCATTAATTTGAGAGATGCTAAAATAGCCAGATATGTTTTGCTTGTTCCGGCTGGACCTGATACGAATATCATTTTGACATTTTTATCAAATGCCAATTCTAAGAAGGATTTTTGTTTTTCGGTTAATTGTTGTTTTTCTGTTATGGTTATTTGATTTTTTATTTTCTTGTTTTGCGGAACTACTGGGCTTTTGTCAGTTAGTTTATTTTTACTTTTTTTCATATAGTTTTAAGCAATCTAACATTTACTTTCTTAATCTTACTACATAATTCGTAGTATTCATTTTCCATACAATAACTGTATATCTGTTCCATATTGGATAAGAAATTATTTTTATCCAGCGTGATAACAAAATCGGAATTTTTGAACTTAAAAACCTCGATAACAGTGAGATCATTTTCAACAGAGTGTTGAATTGAATTGACGACACTATCCATCATTTTTAACTTATTTTCGTGGACATATGATTTTAGTTCACCATCTGACGACGGTAGAACCATTGGTTTATAGCAATTTTTTTTCATAAAAAGTTAACCGAACATAAATATCAAAATAATATACCAAAATCAAATATACGCACAATAAAAAACGTGACTATTTCTAGTCACGTTTTCAATTCAATTGATATTTTTAATCACCCTGTTAATCTTTACGTAGATTTTTTTCTACGATTTCCACCGTTGAAGATTTATCCCACTTTTGCGTCAACGATTTCCAATACGTATATTCATCAATCGCATTTTCGGGGTTATTGTATTCCAACTCCGAGACACGAAATCCATCTCTAGTGACAATGTATTTATGTGAATTGACTTTGTTAACCGGTTTAGTTTTATTAATGGTATTTGTCATATTTTTATGTTACATTAGACTTCTCATTTGTCAATGGATATTAACCTAGTAGAATTTCCTTTTCCTTTTTATCTGCGGTTTCACTTGCGGTTTGAAGATACTCAACCAATTCATTTTTTCTTTCTTCGGATAAAATAACGTGGTCAGCCCAAGGATGTCCGGTTGTTAGAATTCGCCAACACCATCGAATTCTTTCACTCCAACGTAAAATAGCGCCATTATTACCAAGATGCCACATACTAAACCAATATTGTTTATCGTAGATGTCATATTCAACTTCCAACGCATGACCACTACATTCACATTTTAATATTTTACCTCGATTATATGTCATAATTTTTATATTTATACATTACACCAATGAAAACTTCGCCCGACTATCCGTTAATTAACAGAATAAAACATTTGAGTTTTCATTTAGTTTGTATAGGAAGATTATCAGTGAAATTGATGTGTGGAAAGATATTATATTTGGAATTTTTAACGAAGGTGAAATTTTTCTTGAAGGGTGTGAAGAGAGCATTATTACCGTAAATGGTGGAGATGATGGAAGTTGAATCCATGTCTTCAATCGTTATACCGTCAAAGCCTACATGTTTAGGATGTTTAAATTTTCGAGATTGTGTTCTGAACATACCAAACCACACAACCCTTATACTCAAGTTTTCTCGTTTGGTAACCTAAGTCGAATTACCAAACACTCACGAAAAATTCGTTGAATAGACTATCGTGTGTCATCCATTCAACGGCACAACCTTTTATTAGGCTGCGACAGCAACTTCGTCCATTTCTGGAGTGAAGTCATAGGCGATTACGTTTTTTGCGTTTAATCTTTTTGATAGAAATTTTTAAGAGGCCAACTATCATCCTCTACATGCCTCGTACTTTATCTCAACTGAATCGAAACCAGTACATCCCCATAAAATTCTCAAAGAACAATACCGTCACTATACTACATCTTTTCTATTTGTCAACTCATTGTGCAAACGAACGTCGAATATCTTTGTAGATTTCTCGAAGCACCAACTTCTCCATATCCGGCGTTGGTTCTGGTTGAATTGATGTAATGTCTACATCATCAAGATATTCCGTTGTCAAATCTTCACCATGAGGTTCTCTAGCAGTCGAGTTAGAAATACTAACCGTTGCGGTATATGTGTATTCAACTTCTCCAACCATGACATACCCGGATTTTTTTTGAGTTTCCGAGTTACTATTTTCACTCACCGAAGCTTCCTTGATATTATACATCTTTCTAAATGTGTCGTATGTGTAAACCATATCTTCACTGAAAGAATAAACGCCAATATCAACTTTACCATTGGAATATTTTGCGTTGACATATTGCCATTTTTTATCACGCATCATGAATGGTTCTTCACCTTGTCTTTCTCCCACATATTCTGCATACATTTCATCGGAGTTATCTTCTCGGAGATAAGCAAAACGTCGTGACTCATCCTTCAACTGTTTTATCATTGATTGTGTATTGGGTTTTTTAATCCACGATTCATACGCCCAACTACCTTTAAATCTATCCCACCCAACACTTGCTTGTAAATTCGAGGACATTAGAAGTTCTTTGTAAAAAGCAGCTTTTTCAAAATCTTTGACCTTTAGTGCAGATTTCAATTCACGATTCATCAAATCATATTGCATGGTGTCTTTATTTGCCTCTATGATATATTCTTTGATTATACTTTTTAATTTACTCTTCTTCATACGATGTATAAATAGTTACGACAAAAAAGAAACCGCCGACTTTTAAGTGTCGGCGGTTTCTTAGAATTATCGTCCAATTGTTTAGAACTTGAATCGAACACCCGTAGTCAAAGCAAAATTACCTTCAAACTTACGAGCTGCGAGAGTCGTATCGGAGGTAACATAACTTGCATCGACATATGGAGTTACATACTTAATGCCGGTATAGGACAACTCACCACCAGCCAACCAACTTGTATGTTTATTGTAGAAGTAACCTTCAACACGGGGAGTCAACGAGACACCACGATAACTAAAGGTACGGTCCAAACCAACCGTTGTACCAAACAATTCCGTGTCAAAATCCCGAGCGACGGTGACATAGGGACTTGCAATCTTCGTTAAAACTGGAAACTTATCCAATCGTAACGTTCCATAGGCCGTGAATGTATCAGTGAAAGCTCCTGCAATAACTCGTTTTTCAACACCACCTTTGAGATTGAAGACGATGTTACCATCACCAATATTACGTGAGAGATTTGCGTCCAAGACAGCTTGTTGAGCACTTTCTCCACGGATATAATATGTCACACCAACTTCGGGAGTAACAATCTTATTCGACAACGCCACAGTGGATGCGACGAAGGCACTATTTTTCTGGAATTGCAAACCCAAGTGATTTGCTCGAGTGGTATAACCCACATCAAAACCTACTTGTGGTGTTACCTTGAACTCAGCAGCGGTTGCTGACATTATAGTTACCAATGCGACCAGCACCAAGGCGGCCAATGTTTTCATTTGTTTAATCATATTTATTTTTCCTTATATAACAATTGTCCCCGGATGACGCATCCAGTTCCAACTTTGAGATAAGTATAGGTTAAAACAACGTTGTGTCAAATATAAAAACCACCAAAGTTATAATCCCTTGGTGGTTAGTATGTTGTATAAGGTTGTCTTTTAGAGTCTGGATGACATTATTTCTTTAAAAGTAATCTTTTCATCCAATCCATGACCAAAGCCAGGTTCGTCACTACGCACACGATATTCTGGACTCATATTGGGTTCGGAAGTATCTTTACGTTTTTGAAAGCCCGGATATGCATGTGGTAAATCTTGCAACGTCATATCTTCTGGTAGTTGTACCGAAAATCGCAAAACGGGTGAACCATTTAACTTACTAGTGTCCACCTTCTGCCAATTGTTATTCAATAATTGAACACCGACTCGTTTAATTTCTTTGACTACATCTTGAGCCAAAGCTTTCCAATATTTTGGTGGTAAACCACGAAGATAAAGGTTAATGGTTCCTTTTTGCTCAAATGCATTCATACCATCGGGAGCCAACATTTCAATGCCCCTATCTTTACGATATGCAGCATATTCTTCGGAAGTCATTGATTTTTGTAAATTTGCAAATACAATGTCGTCAATTTCATGTATGACATCCAAAATACCCGCACGATGGCCGGGTTCACTATAATCTTTACTTTCCGATAAGTTATTTTTCATATATTCTTTCATTTCCGATATAAAGGTTTCTGCGGTTACGTTATTACCATGTTTGGCATGCATGGATTTCAACATTGATTTTGGATTGACACCCATACTACGTAATTTGTTTAAAATAGCCACAGTGTTCGTACCATATTTGCTTAACTTGGTTTCTAATTCACGATAAAGAATCGCCGCTGGTATATAGACTTCGGTTTCATTATCTTCCAATTTATCAATGGTTTGAATAATTACCTTTGAAATATCTCTCTCACCGGATAGATAAGCTGAGCGTAAGGCTTCAATAGCCACGTCTAAATTTTTGATTTTGAGTTTATAACTGTTTTCTTCACCTTTGGTCCACGTCGCACCTTTGACATGAGACTCAGCCTCGGCTTCAGCTCTTTCACGACGGAGTTCGGTTAATTTATCCAAAATCTCATTCTTGACAACGGCATCGACTTTAGGTTTTGGTTCCGGTTTCTTATCCCCATAAACTTCGAGGTAAGGTATAAATTCCATATCTTTCTTCGTAACGTCTCTATTAGGCACCTCAAAGAATACTTTATTAACATCCAGACCAGCCAGTTTTACCACTCGTTGATATAACTCCTGTTCTCGTGTCAAACCAACATACGTAATATACCACGCCGTAAAATAATAATTACCATCAACCAAGAAAACTCTAAAACGTGTATATGATTTGTCAAAACCACCATAACGACTCTCCATTACCGCTTCCAGACCACTATGACCTTTAGCTGAGTAATCATCCCCAATAAAATCCTCCAAATAATCATTTAATATATCCCTCAAGACGTTATCCTGCTCACGATCGCCAGAATATGCAATAACCTTTTTATTAACCGCACTATAACCAACAATAGTCATTTTACCACCCAATAACTTGTTTGCAAAATTAAAGCCAGTAACCACATTGTTTTTACTGATATAATAATAACTATTTTCCCCTACCTTGATGCTATCGGGACTTTCATTAATAAACATCTTTTCACTTTTCTCTCGTCTCTCCAGTTCATTCAATAAACCACCATGTTCCTGTGAGAGTTGTCTAATCATATCATGTAACATACCCATATCATGAACGACTTCTAATCCCCTAATGGCATTACCCGTTACATTATAGCCAGACCCATATTGCCGACTATAAACATTGACAAAAGTACCATCTTGAAATTTATGAGAACTGATTGGTCGATTTTTTTTAGTGAAAAGAGACATATATGATGTTTATAAATAGAGTTTTACCTCCAAAACACCCCAAGAAAAAAATTGCCCCCGTGTTTTTTTGAAAAAGAAGGTCAATTAGTCAAAAAGATGGATAGGAAAACGCTATAATTGCAAGAAAAGTGCCCCACAATAAAATAATTGTATATAGGAAGGCTAGAAAACGCTATAATTGCAAGAAAAGTGCCCCAGAGAAAAAAATGCCGTGTGTTTGCCTATAAAAACAGTGTTATCGGGACAAAAAGGCCCCAAAGAAAAAAATGCCGTGTGTGTGGCGCCGACATGGCGTCAATAGAGGGGTCGGGCCCCCCCCTATCCAGAAGTGGTACCTCCCCACTTTAAGACACCCTCTCCCCCCCATATGGTGGGGAGGGTTAACCCTGTTGACATCCCCCTCCCCATCCCTCACCTTACCCCTCTACCTTCTCCATCTTTACTTCTTTGCCACCGGCCTCCTTGATGGCTTGGGCCAGTTGACAATCGGTGACGTGGCCATACTTCATACCATTGCCACATATTGGGCATTGAGTCATTGACTCACCACGGATACTCCACTCAACTCGTAGCAACACATTAAGGATGTTTGTCATGGTGTTACTGTATATTAAACCCGTTGAATGTCAATGGATTATATTAACTATTTACAACCTAACATCCATAGACATAGGGAGCAAACTCACCAGCTTCGGTATAGATACGGCCCTCGGCATTTCGATGAGTAGGTCCGGTATAAGCGATTACCGCACTCTTTTCACCACGCAGATTGGTTACAATGTCACCAAGGTTGATGGGATTCTTGGTCTTGGTGGAAACAAGTATGTTGTTCATGATATAGGTTGTTACAATACTAGCAATTTATAGAAAGTCAACGGTTATTTTTACTTGCTTCGTTTTGCGAGATATTCAGCCATATCCATTGTAGTCCAATAACCATCACGAGGGCCGGTAAACGCCCGCAGAGCTTGCGCTTTCGTGACATTGATTCCAGCCGCGCAAATTGCCAGCCACATATCACGGTGCATTGCTGCAAATCCCGCACAGGTGGAAAGGTTGTAATTGCTCGACTTTACACCTTTCAAAGCCGCAAACGCTTTCCTGTAGTTCTCCGTTTTCATCATTCGCCTTCGTTTTAGTTGTTTAACCGCACCAAGTCCGCCCGCCCGCAAGCGAGGGGAGTTGAGGGGGTTAGCGTTTGATTTTTCCCGTTTTCTTGCAGAGATACAGATTCAACCAGCCGGAGATACCGGCGATACCCTTGTGAGTGACGCTGAACGATGACTTGTTCTCACGACGCACAATCCATTCAATCGGCCCTAACTTGGCTTCACGCTCGAACCCTTTGAGATTAACCGGAGCATTCACTGTGTCACCGACTTTGATTTCGTTCGCTTTCATGTGCAACAACCTATCAGATTCTTTGAATCCGTCAACATACTTTTTTTAGTAGATAGCTAGGATATGCACGAAACCATTGATTCTATTGGGTTAAATAATCCTAAAATATTTTTTATTTTTTAGTTATTCGAGAATTTTGGATAGGTGAAATGGGGTAATCTGGGCTAGGTTGCTTTTTGCTCAGGCTCCTGCGTTTATAAAGCAAATCTAAGCGGCGCGGGCTTGGTCCGTGTTCCACCCCATAGCCTCAGCACCGGGGAGAAGCTTCTCCAACGCCTCTTTCATCGCCTCGTGGCTGTTCACGGCGCGGACGATTAGGGAGGCGCGGTCCTCGCCTTCCGTTGTTTTGTGGCTATTCACCGAACCGACTATCACGGTGCATGTCAGCGAATCCAACCACGGTGGAAAGGTTGTAGTGATAGGAGTTTATACACTTTAGAGCATTGAATGCTTTTTGGTATTTCGTAGCTTTCATAGTGTTAGAATATCTGAGTATTATAGAAAGTCAAGGGGTTTCGTTAACTTCATCAACCTCCATCACCGTCACGTTTCCATAGTGACCCTGACGAAACATCTCCCATGCTTCTTGCCGGTCAAGAGCTTGAATGGGTGCGGGATAGGTAGGATACACTTCCCATCCTCATTTCTCACAGTCACAGTGGCGGTAAATGTCTTTGTTTTCATAACTCAAACAATACCAACCATTTATAAAAAGTCAAGTGGTTTTCATAGTTTTTTTGAACTCGAAAATCTCCATTTTCAATTTCACTACCGATTTTGAATCATATTTGCAATATCCTTTGCTGCAATCCTCCAAATAATTATCCAACGAATTTTCCAATTTTTCCAGTTGTTTTTCGGGAGATACAATCGCCGATGGTGTTGGCTGGCTAACACAATCTGCACCGGGAATGTGTCGAATTTTATACATAATTATTTTGATATGAAGACAATACTAGCAATTTATAGAAAGTCAACCAGTTTTTATACATCTTCTGCACAACCATGTGAACCACAACAAGGACGAGGATTGCTATGGGGATTCATTTCTTCATCAAACGCACAGGTTTTACTGGTATAAACGTGACAACAATGACATTTGTCAGTTCCATCATCAGAATCAACGGTTTCTTTCACAATCGACTCAACCTCATAAACCTCATTGGCTGAAACGATGATAACCACTCCAGCATCAAACTCCTTACATGGTTCGGTCAAGATAACGTGATAGGAATGAGAGTGAACCTCTGTAACTATACCGATTCCTTCTACACGACCATCCAACCGAAACATTACGATGTCATTGAAATTTGCTTTCATTAGTGATAATTTATCAGAGTTTTATAGAAAGTCAACCATTGATTTAATAATTCCAATAGTTTACATCTTCCCACGTCAATTCGTTGGTGATAGCCATATCCGCAGTTGGATGTTGTTTGTTGTCATTCAACTCCCACAACCTATCTTTGGCTCTTTCGAGTGAGGCTGACACGTCAACCACCTCACAGGTTGATAGAAGATAGACACAATATGGACGTCCATTCATGTTACACGTCCTCCGCACAACCATGAGAGCCACAACAAGGACGTGGATTACTGTAGGGATTCATTTCCACATCAAACGAACACACGTCGTCCGTGTGAACGGAACAACAGTGGCACTTGTTCGTATCGTCGTCTGACGAACCGGTTTCTTCTACAACCGCAGAGACTTCATAAATCTCGTTAACTGAAACAATGATGACCACACCTGCGTCAAACTCCTTACATGGTTCAGTCAAGAGAACGTGATAGGAGTGTGAATGGACTTCCGTCACTATACCAATTCCTTCCACACTCCCATCCAACCGAAACATTACCACATCATTAAAGTTTGCTTTCATGGGAAAACTCTACGTTAAATTTATAGAAAGTCAACCATTACTTGAGACTTTTCAACTCAGCCAAGAGACTTTCCAAATTTTCTTTACCCGACTCGATTTGTGCAATAAGTTCCCCTCGCTTTTGGTGAGTGGCTTTCAACGTGGTGAATTCAACTCCCAAGTCAATCGACGATTCATTTGCCAATGCAAACACTTGCGCGGGCCAATACCATTCCTCTCCACGAATAGAGATACCCGAAGAATTGATAGCTTGAATAACAAAAACAGTCTTGTTCTTCTTATGTTTTCTTGCCAAGGTTG